ATTATATGCTAACTCTAAGAAGGTTTCCATATCCAGTACAAGACGATATTATTAGCCCAAAAATATTTGATAAAACCGGTAAGCCGGTGGAATCACACCAGCCTGATCTTGCAAGGGCTATTACTTGGATGTCACCTGCGCTTGGAAACGATCTTAAAGAAATTTTAAAGTTTAAGGTGGGTTATAACTGGAAGGATGTTGAATCTCAATTACAAGATATTCAAACTTCTAAATCTAATAGAGGTGCACTTGGTTCAAGTATTGACGGTAGTCCATTACTTTCAGCAGTAGAGGCTGGTTTAAATGGTAGAAGTGCAGCAGAATCTCAATTAATTAGAGAAAGAGGTGCTGGATTTGACCCAACTAAAGAAACTTACCCAAACAAAGTATTTGGACCATATAATGTAATTAAAGACGTATTAGCTAGGGATCGCGGAATTAAATTTGAACAAGATTTCACACTTACGTTTCATTATGACATTAGAGGATACGGAAACACTTCACCGAAGGCAGCGTTTATGGATACGATGTCAAACATATTGGCACTAACATATAGTAATGCTCCATTCTGGGGAGGAGCTACTCGTTATCTAGGAAGCGGTAGTGTTGGTAAGCCATTTGGTGATCTTAATAAACTTAAAAGTGGAGATTACCAAGGATTTTTAACAGGTTTAAAAGATCAATTTTCCGGAGCCCTTTCTGGAGGATGGGAAGATCTTAAAAAAGGATTTGGTAACTCAAAAATTCTTGATAACGTTGTTGGTGGTGGCTTGATGAAATTATTTGGAGGTCCTCAAGGTGCAACTCTTGCTGCAGCATTTCTAACTGGTGATCCTACTGGTAACTGGCACTTAACAATTGGTAATCCAATGGCACCAATGGTAGTGATAGGTAACTTAGCACTGCAAGATGCTCAATTTGAATTTGAAGGTCCTCTTGGATATGAAGATTTTCCAAGTAAATTAAAAGTTACAATTACCTTAAAACCAGGTAGACCAAGAGATAAGGGTGATATTGAGAGCATGTTTAATGCTGGAAGAGGTAGACTGTATCTACAACCTGAAGAAGGTGGTGGTCCTAACGAAGGATTGGTTGATGCATACGGTAAGAAAATAATGACAGAAGAAATGATACGTAGAGCTTCTGATATGAATCACGGATAATAGATATGGAATTAAAAACATTATTAAATAAGATCAGCGACGGCGTTAAAATTATAATGGCTGTTCCTTCTATAATCTTTAGTGATAGAGAAAATGCTAAACTAGTTGAAGAAAATCATGCTATCACTAAGTTTGAAGAGGCAAGACCAGATCTAGTTGCACTTAAGTACTATGGAACTACGGAGGGGCTAGATATTATTTTAAAGTATAACAATATATCTGATCCTTTTTCTATTAAACAGGGTCAGATTATATCAGTACCTTCTCAAGAAATTTCACTAATTAAGTTTCAACGACCAAAAGAGGTTGAAGAAAACCCAGTAAAGCAGCAGTTTATTGATACAAAAAGATTGACGACTAAAGATCAAAAAAGGGTTAAAGCTCTACAAAAGAAATACGGTAAAGAAAACCTATTGCCGCCAAATGTTATACCAGTGGGCAAGAAAACTTATAGATTTGAAAGGGGTAAAATTGTGTTTGGGAAACAGGCACAAAGTGACCCTGTTGTGGATGAAATTTTAAAAGAGACTAGAAGTCAAGATACTCAAAACTTAAGTTAATAATAGATGGATCTATCTAGTAAAATATTAGCCTTAATTGAGCCTTCAATTGAGCCTTCAAAAATTGAAACACCTTCAAAAAATGAAGAGAGTGGAGAAGAGGATAAAATAACGAAAACTTTCGGTATTGATTCTCCTGTCATTTTTTTAAATGGTTATGTTTTTGAAAGAATTGATGTTGTCAATTTTTCAATTGAAAGCGCTGGAGTTATACCAATCTGTTCGGCTAAGATTGTAGATTCAAAAAATGTGTTTACTGTTGATGCTTTTCCTAGAGACGGAGATGTATTTACTGTTTTTATTAATTCAAAAAATCAAAGCACTTTTAAGTCAATTCATCTTGATTTTGAAATTATAAACATTACTGCTGAGCCAAAAAAAGAGGGAGATCCTAAAGTAGTTAATCTTACTGGAAGGGTTAAAGTACCTAAATTTTTTGCTGAAAATTGTCAACATTTAGAAGAGAACACTTCATTAGAGCATATTACTAAAGTAGCAAAAGAATTAGGACTAGGACTAGCTTCTAATATTGAAAGTACTGACGATTCACAAATAAGAATTCAACCATACATAAATTACGTTGATTTTATAAATAATATTGTCTCAACTTCATATATTAATGATGACTCTTTCCAGACTCATTTTATTGACCATTATTATTATCTAAATTTTGTTAATGTAAATTCTATTTTTAATTCAGAAAATCCACCGCTTGATAGTTTTGAAGAATCTTTAGCATCTTTAAATGTTTCAATTGGAGAAGAATCATTTGCGCCAGAAGACATTGACTCAAACCCAACTCGATTATTTTTAACTAATAAAGTTAACTTTAAGGCAACAAATCAATATGTAAATAAATTTGAGATAGTTAATTCATCACAAGCGGTAACAGAAGTACATGGTCATTTTAGAGATGTTCAAGTATATGATGATAATTCAGATGAAAAACTTGATGAATTTGAATTAAGTACACTAACACAAGACCCTTCAAGGTTGCTTGATATTCAAGAGCCACTTCGCGGAAACAGAGAAAGCGAAGAATATGCACAGCTTAGGAAACATAAGTATATGGGTAGACAGGATGTTGGTAGCGATGGAATTGGAAATTCACACCCTAATTATGTGTTCGCTCAATTAAATAATAACATGAATAACGACGATACTCAAAGAATGAAAATGGTTGTTACTCTTGAATCTTTTAATCCTTCACTATATAGGTTTCAAAAAGTACCTTTGCTACTTTATCATGTTACTTCAGAAAGTATAAAACCTGCGCTTGAGTTGGAAAAAGAAAAAGAAAAGCAAGGATTTACAGATTCAGCAATTGATGTTCCTAAAGGCGAAGAAAACCCAGATCAAGTATTAGATCAATTTGCTTCAGGATATTATATAGTAGAATCAATAGAGTTAATTTATAAAAAGAGACTTGGTAAATTCTTTCAACGAGTTACTCTTATAAGAAGAGATTGGCCGGCTAGACTAAACGCGGTTAAAGGGAATAAATAATTAAATTATGCAAGACTTCAAGACGACATTAGACTTTAGAAAGGGCTTTCGCTATAGCAAATTAGCGGAGGATCCTACATTCTTGACGTTTTTCTTTATGTTTGACTACTTTAGTGAAGAGTCTCCTCTATTTAATGGAGAGGCAGAGAATTACTTAAAAAATGTAGTTAAAGATGCTGAAAAAGCGGAGGCTCTTGCGAACTTTAAAAAGATTTTACAAAGAATTAATTCTGAACTTCCTTGGTTTTGGCAAAGTGTTTCTGGAATTGATACTACTCGACAATATGGTAACATGGAAGAACCATGGTGGGGAGCTGATAAACCTGCGATTGAGATAAGTTGTTTAGAGACTGTAGAACTTACGGTTTCTGGTATGATCGATCTATACAAAAAGGCAGCATATGACTTTAATAGATGGGTTGAAGTTATTCCAAAGAACTTAAGACGTTTTAGAATGTGGGTTTGGGTTTCAGAAGTTAGAGACTTTTCTACATCTTCAGCTTCAAAGGCGTTTAGCGCGCTTCAAGAGGCTGGAGGAAACAATGTTGTTAGTAATGACAATAGCGTTAAAAGTGCTAAACCATTCTTTCAAATTGAATTAAATTATTGTACATGGGATATTGACTCTACGAGTAATATATTTGCTGATCTTTCAAGAAGTCCTAGCGAAGTTGCAGCTCCAACTATTAAAATCTTTTACGAAAATGTTTCATATATTGGGGAATACGGTAACAATTCAATACCGAATGCTAATAGAACTTTGGGAGAAATGCTTGGAGATATTGCAAAAGAAAAGTTAGACCGAATTACAAGTGGAGCAATTGATAGAGTTTCTGAAAGTCTACAAGCAAGAGCACTTCTTGGAAATGTACATGGCATAAATTTAGCATCAACTATTCAAGACGCATTTAATGCTGGATCAGTTAATGGTATTGCAAACATCCTGAATGGAGTTAATACTACTAGCTCTGGAAATACCGGAGACGGTAATCTTGGAGAGGTGCACGATAAAGTTCCTCAAAAAAATGAATCACCAAGAGGAAACGTTTATGGAGAAGTAGCTCAAGATTCTGAAGATCTAACTCCAGAAAACGTGTATATTAATTCAAACGTAACAGATAACGAAGGTCCAATCAACCAAAACGTACATAAATAATGGAGACCATAAGAGAGTTATATCGTGATAACGTTAGAGACTCTCACTGGATTGGTGAGGTAGTTAATAACGAGGATCCTCTTCTAAATGGAAGATGTAGGGTAAAGGTGTTTGGTAAATTCGACCTTTTACCAGAAGAGGCTATTCCATGGGCAACTCCAATGAATCGTGATCAGGTAGGTGCACACTCAGTTCCTAGGGTTGGCGACATTGTAGCCATTCGTTTCGATAATGGTAACATATACCACCCAGAGTATTGGTTCCAGGTGGATCAGAATAGTGCCCTTAAGAGTGAGGTACTTGAGAATTCTGAAACTCCTCAAAATGTAATTTCACTCGTTTACGACGACGAAAGAAACTTAAGAATATACCACTCACCTGAAGACGGATTAGTTGTAACATCTGGAGAGTCTAATACTGAGGCTCCAATGTTAAGATTTAGTCCAGAAGGAGAGATCTTTATTAATTCAGACAATATCTTTATTGCTGAAAGTGGGACAGATGATTCTGAACCAGCAGTTCGTGGAGAAACACTATCAAAGCTTCTACAAAAAATGCTTGATTTTATTACAACACATACACACACTTCACCAACAGGACCAACAACGCCTCCACTGCCTCCTGTTTCAATACAGGGTAAAGCACTAAAGAGTCAACTTGGTCAAAATTCAGGAGAGGGTAAAATTAAACAGAAATCAACACCTTAAAATGGCAGATCAAAAAACAGGAGATGATACAGGGGTAGGTACACTTAACGATGGGAATAGTGGAGCACCGACCGGAGCACCTTCTACGCCTTCATTCGGTGGCGGTGGAGGAATACCAACTCCAACCGGAACTCCAGGCGGCTCTGGAACTCCAGGCGGCTCTGGAACACCGGCAGGTACTGGAACACCGGCAGGTACTGGAACACCAACAGGTACTGGTGGAAACCCAGGTTCTACTGCAACTGCTTCACCACCAAGTCCATTTCCCCCAGGATCTAATTTAAGCGCAGCACTTGATTCTTTTCTAAATAAAGGTGGAGATGGTTTACCTTCATATGAAGATGTCGTCGGTATTTTTATTGCAACTAAAGTTGGAATGAATGAAATTAAAAGACAAAATCCTCAAATTGCAGATGCTGACTTTAAGGTTGAAATTGATAGTTTAAAAGATTACTATATGAATGGTGCTGGAAAAGAGGCACTCGAAGGAAAATATAAAGACTTAAAAGCATCTCTTGGAAAGGCAAAAGAAATAGCAATTAAACTTCCGATTATAGCAACTCAAGCAATTGCAAGTTCAGTTCTTCCAGGTACGATAGGTATTGGAGTTCCTAACTTTGCAAAAATGGCGCTAGACCTAAAAGTAAGTACCGGTCAAATTAAAGAGGTTATTAATGACTTTTTAGTAACAGTTGCGACAGTATTAAAACTTGCAGGTCAACTTGGTATTTCTAATAGCGGTCCAATTAAGCAACTTGGCAATATTGCTCGACCGCTTTTAAAATCGGCTCAAAAAATGGACAATGCTGAAAAGAAAGCAGATGCAAAAGAGGAAGAAGCAAATAACCCACAGCCTCCGTTTAAATATGTTATTGGTGATGAAACATTTACTGAAGCAAGCATTGAAGAACTCTTACAAAAGGAAGAGTTTTCTTATATTACTGGATGGCCACTTTCCGATACAAACATCAGTTCAATGAATGCCCAATACAGTACCTTAATTAAATATGGTAATGGAGAAGTTGCAGACCAATTGTTAAAAGAATTAAATGTACTTAAAGCATATGATGCGTGGTATCGAGAAAACCACAGTAATTAACGAATATATACTTAGTCTCACTTTTTAATTTAAAAATAAATGTCAGAAAACAAAAGAAAGCGCCTAACCAAGCCAATGGCTGGTGAAGCAATCGTAGAAGAAACAGTAACTGTTGAATCTAACGAAGAAAGAGTAGAAGAAGAATCTTGGTTAAATGAAGATGGAACATTTAACTGGGATGGCTACGAATCAACGTGTATTACTAACACTCGAAAACCAAATCCACACATCAAAACTAATGGTAAAGACAGAGTATTCTGTAGAGAACCATATGCCCAAAAACATTACGATATTTATGCTGGACATGAAAGTGTTCAAAACATGCGAGTGCATGTAAATGTTGGCGACATCGTTGATGGTAGAGTATATGCAGTTTCTTCAGAATGGATGACGCTTGATGTAGATTATCGCGAGATGATTTACGTTAAGTTATCAAAAGAACCTGCACACATACTTGAGGACTACAAACCAGGTGATGAGGTATCAGTATTAATCACAAGCGACGGATACGATACTGCAAGTAACAATGCTCACATTACTGGATCTGTTTCGGGTGGTATGAAGCAAAGAGTCTTTAGAGACCTACAATCCGGAGTTGATACTGCAGATACTGCATGGGTTGGTAGAGTTAGCCACATGATTGAGAATGGTGGTTATATCGTAGCTATTCAAGGTGTTGAGTGTTTTATGCCAGGTTCATTAGCTGGAATTAATAAACTACATGACTTTGAATCTATTATTGGACAAGAAATGTATGTTGTTCCAGTGTCGTTCTCACCAGAAAGAGGTACAATCGTAGTTTCTCACCGTAAGTATTTACAAGCAATGATTCCAACCGAGATTCAGAATCTTAAAGCTGCAATCGAAGATAATCATTTAGGTGAAGTAACAGGTACTGCTAAATATGGAGTCTTTGTTGAGTTTAATACTTGTCTAACTGGTATGATTCACGTTAATGATTTAGATGAAGAAACAATGAAGAAATTCAAGGCAAGAGAAATCAAGCCCGGAGATTCAATTAGTTTCTGGATTAAAGACATCATTAGTAACACGAAGATTACACTAAGCCAAAAAGCTGAATCAATTGATAATCCATGGTCAGATGTTGACAAAAAGTTCAAAGTACCATGTAATGTTGAAGCAACTGTAAAAACTAAAAAGGACTATGGTCTATTCATTAGCGTTGAAGAAGGTTTAGTTGGTTTATTGCATGTTAGCGAACTTGAAGATGGAATTATGGATCTATATAATCCAGGTGATAAAATTACCGTACAGATTAATAGAATCGATAAGGCTGCTCAAAAGATCTTCCTTAAATTACCAGAATAATTTAACACATCTCTGAATGTGATATATACTTAATAAGTGTATAATATCATAATCAGTCGATGCAGACATTAAATAGAAATTCTGATAAATTGTCAATCTTAAACGCCTCACAGATAGGTGTTGAGTTTGAATTTTATTCTAATCACGGCATAGAAGAAACGAGAGATATGCTCAAAGTTCTTCTAGGTCGTGATATTCGTATAGAAACGAAGGCCCACTCTGACTTCCAACCAGACGATAAAACGTTTAAAATGGAACCAGATATGAGTGGTGGCAAAGGTCTAATCGAGCTGGTTACTGGCGCAGTTCCATACAGAAATGCAAGGATCATGATTATTAAGATGCTTGGATGGATTAGAGAAAATGGCTACACAACTGAAAGATCTTCAATTCACCTAAACCTTTCATTTCAGAAAGACTTCTTAGATGATAAGAATACCATTTCAAAAATGAACACCCTTAAGTTTATTCTTGAATTTAATGAAGATCAAGTTTACAAGCTTTTCCCAAATAGAAAAGATTCGATTTATGCTAAGTCGATTAAATGGGTAATGCCAAAGAATGAATCGTTTTATTTTGACGGTTCATTAATTTCTCAAATGAACTTTAACTTCCCAAATACTAAGTACTACGGAATAAACTTTGATAAGAAGATTAAAAATTACTTAGAATTTAGATATATTGGAGGAAAAGATTACGAACACAAGCAAGATAGTATTTTGTATCTTGTTGATCGATTTATTGTTCAAACGTGGAAATCATGTTCAGAACCTGAGTTCACTGAAACTAATAAAATCGAACTGAAGAAGATTCTTAATAAGAATTTACCACTTAGAGAAATACTCAGCAATTACACAAACTTAAAGAAGCACTATCCAAGTATTGATGTTATGGTAGACTTACAAGAAGTAGATGCTGTGATTAGATTACAATGGGATCGAATTAAAAACAAAATAGTTTCTTTAATCTCACTTGGTGGTATGGTAGAGGGTATCATTAATTATGATTCTGATATTGGTCGAGTACAGGTTAAAGATGGAAAGTTTCCAGTATGCTATGAAATTGATGGAGTAGATTTAATTGATTGTCATGTAAATGGAAACGTTTTTAATTCAAACATGCATAACAGTGAGGTTACAAGATCAGTACTTAAAACATGTAATCTGTATAATGGCACTGAGGTTTCAGACTCTAAGATTGAATCTTCTTATGTACATGCAAGCTGTACTGCTAAGAACTGTTATGTGTTTGGTAGGGGTGGAATTTTTAAAGGTAAAATGATAGGTGGAATCTTCAGGGAAGGATTCATCGATGATAATACAAGATTTGACGAAACAGAAGTTGTCGTCAGTAAAAAAATAAATTCGTAAAATGAGCGAAATTAGAAGTGGTACTAGTGGATTAAGCACTCCAAGAGATTTTGGAACAGACTGTGAAAATGCATTCTTAGATGAATTAGCAGACGATATCACTGGAGCATGTATGGTTCCAGTAAATCTTCCAACTAGAGAAATCATGAACATTATTAAAAGAGCTAGAAAATGGTTCTATAAGAACTATGAATATTCGGTAAGAGAAAACTTCTTCCATATTCCACATAATGTTTTTGAAACTGAATACTTTAGAAAAAATAGATCGGTTTATTTACCAGACACGTCAAGTACTGGAGCAGGTCAAGTATTCTCAGTTTTTGGACTATGGGATCTTTCTAGTGGATGGAATGGTGGTGGATCTGGACTAGACATCAGATTTACATCATTAGGAGATTTTGGAATGGAAAGAATGATGTTTAAAGGAGCATATTCTGGTTCTGGTTCAGCTGATTTTGCAGAAAACCTACAGTACTATGTAGTTAATAGATCTCTATTCGATCTTTCAAGACAAATCTTAGAAAACCCAATTACATTCTCATTCTCTCAATTAACTGGAGAACTTAAGTTTTTAGGAGACACTCCAAAGGGTGATGTAATTATTAATGTATATGAAACCATTGAAGATTGTGCACTATACAGCGATGAAATCTTCTTTAGATATTGCTCAGCAAGAATTAAACAGTCTCTAGGAGCTAAACTTGGAATCTTTAAGTTTGCACTTCCTGGAAATGTTGACTTTGATTATGACGCGATCAAATCAATGGGAGACGAAGAATTAGCAGAAATTAAAGAGGAAATCAAGGGCGACGAAGGAGTTGACTGGATGTTCCACGGCTAATTATAATAAATAGAATATGGAACTGTATATTAAGACCATTGGCGACCCCAATCATAATCCAACTGAAGTTCATTCAAAAAATGAAATTGACCAGTTGATTACGCAGATTGAAACTATCCTCTTCACTAATAAAGGAGAGGTCTTAGGGGATTCTGATTTTGGTTGCAGTTTAAATGACCTACTATATGAACTTAATGCAAATGAGTTCGTTGTAAAAAATGAAATAGACAAACAAATAGCAAGATATTGTCCACTTGCTTCTAAATATAGAGTCGACGCTGAAGTTAATTTTATTAGAGGAGAGGTAAGAGACGAAGCATTTATTGACATTACAATCGATAGCCAATATATGATATCAGTGTCAAGTTTATAAAAAATTAATTAGATAATGGCCGAACAAAAATTTCTAAATAAGACGAGGATAATTGCTTCTCAGATCTTTGATGATACTAGAACTTATATTTCTAGAATCTACAAAAGATCAGGCACTTTATTCACTAACGCTTCGCCCTTTGCTCAAATCCTGAGGGTTCTTTCAGAGATTTCTGAGCTATTATTATTCTATGTTGAAGATTCTACTGTAGAACAAAACATATACACAGCACAACAATCAGAATCAATCTATGGACTTGCTAGACTTGCTGGACATGATGCAACTAGAGGATTTGCGGCTACTGGTGAACTTGCAATTAGAATCAACCCACAGTCAGGTGCCCTAACTAATTTAGCAGGAGATGGGATCTCGATTCCAGCAAACACTGAACTTAAATTTGATGCAAACGGACTTTCTTATATGCTAAGAACATCAAGAGATGCATTTAGAATTAATAAGAATCAAAGAGAACAAATTAAAGTTGTTATTGTACAGGGTAGATCAGAAACTCAAAGTGTTACTGGTGATGGTGAATCATTTCAAAGTTACAATATTCAAACTGGAGGAACAACAGATCATAACCTAGTAAAAGTATCGGTTAACGGAGAACAATGGACTAAATTCAATTCAGTTTATGAAATGAATGCCGGAGATAAAGGGTTTATTGTTAAAACAGGTATCAGTGGAGGTTTAGATGTTTACTTTGGTACTAATAATTTTGGTACAATTCCAGTTAATGGTTCTATTATTGATATTGAGTACATTATTCATGATGGGGCAAACGGTAATATTGAAGATGCTGAAGACTTAACAATTAAATGGATTGATGAAGGTCAAGATAGTGCCGGTAACTTTTATGACCTAAACGAAATCCTGTCAGTTGAAGTTACATCATCTCCGAAAATGGGAGCTGACCCAGAATCTACTGAGTTTACAAAGGTAATTGCACCACTTGCGTCAAAGTCATTTGTATTAGCAACTCCAGATAACTATGAGTACTTCCTATCAAGATATGGTATTTTCTCATATATTGATGCATACAATACCGCTGATGATGGTTATATCGACGATGACAATGTAATCTATATTTTTGCAGTACCTGATATTAAGAGAAAACTTGCAAAGAATCAAGACTACTTCTCAATTCCACAGCAAGAAATGTTCTTTGACCAGAATGAATATGATAAAATGACACAGGTTCTACAAGATAGTGGTCAAATGATGGTTACAACTGAAGTTAAATTTGTTAAACCACAGGTTAGAAAATATGCAATGGATATTTCAGTTAGATATTTTGAAGGGTTTAGTAAAGAAAACATTGCAAATGATATTAGAGTAGCAATTTCTGAATACTTATTAAATATCACAAGAAGGGATAAATTACCGAAGAGTGATATTATTTATATCCTAGAAGGAATTGAAGGGGTTGATGCAGTAAACGTTCAATTTAGAAGCGAAACTGAAGAAACTGCTAGAAGACTAGGTTACTATGAATCAGTTACAACTACAATTGCAGCACAGGAACCAGTAACGCTTGAAGATATTGGTAATGGTAAACAAAAGTACGTATTCTTTAAGAAAATTGAAGAGGTTACTAAAGTGAATGTTGCTGAAAATGATTCAATTCCAGCCGATATTGTAGGTCTAGATCAATGGGGTGATATTATCCTAGACAAAGAAGAAATTGCAGTATTCAGAGGAGGTTGGCAAGATCGCGATGGGGATGAAATCAAAGATGAGCCAGCAATTAATGAAGAATCATGTCTTTCTATAAACTTCGATGGTACTCCAGTACCAAGAAAGATTTATACAAGAGTACAGACATCAAATAGAAAAGCACTATAATGGAATCTTTATATAAAGGACTATTAAAATATAAACTAAAGAAGCTTTATTCTAGCAGAAAAACTAGAAAGGATAATCGTTTAAACTTAGGTTATGATTACTCTGAAAGTTTGATGCAAAGAAACATGTCTTCTCATGTTCTGAGAAACCAGACAATAAGCGACTTTATTAGTTTTATTAATGATTATTTAATGAATCTAATCCGATCAATAAAGATGATGCAACAGTACAAAAACTATACTGTTAAAAAAGACGACACAAACGTTAAATAATGTTTGATAACTTAAAGATATTTAAAGGAACTGATCATGTTCTAGATACAACAGTAGACCAGAATGGTGTACTGAAAACTTCTGTGTATCTTGATGAGGTTTCTACTGGACTATATGAGTCGGCAACATTATTCTTTTTAGAAGATGTTGAATATAATAGTGTTCGCTATTTAAATAGACCACTATCAGACACTCAAACTGCAGGTGAATTTGTATTCAAATGGAAAAATGATTCTTATTCCTCAGATGATCTGATAATGTATACTGCAAAGGTTGAAAATGGGTTGACCAAAATTAACGTTGAAACTAATCAGCAAATTTCAATCCTTGATAATTCAACTGTTACCAGTACAATCAATGGAGTAAAGCAGGTTTCAAGCGTAAATAATGAGGCGGTACAAGTTAACGTTGCTCTTAATTCTGAAGATGAAGGAAGACACGAGAACACCCTTCTAGTGTATTATAACGATGGAGCAACAAGTACACACATTGCGAGTATCTTTTTCTACGGTGAGGTTGTAGGTGAAGATGAGAGGTTAAGAGTCCTATTACAAAACTTAGGAGCCAGTCTAGATGAAGGTGACTTTATCTTATTTAAGGAGCATGATATTACTGAAATGGCTCCTGACTATATTTTATTAAACCAAAAAAGAAGAGAGCTCTTATTAGAATTAGCAAACATAAAACCATTTATTGGAACTTACAAAGCTATTCTAAATGCAATTGATTTCTTTGGTTATAATAATTTGACCCTAAAAGAGTATTGGTTAAACATTAATACTGGAAGTAGTTCATTTGGTAAACTACACGCAATTCCAGTAACAGGTTCAAGTCAATATGGAGATGCGGTTAGAAAAAAGATTAGTGTTGAGGTTCCTTCAAGCAACCTAAAGAAAACCAGTAGGTTTAGTTTGGTATACCGTTTAAATGTTGTCAATGGAGAATATGATGAATGGGATTACCCAAAGGTTGAAGAAGTTTTTGAGTTTACGCCAGAAGAGGTACTAATTAAGTTATATGGTCTAAAGTCAAAGTTACAGAGAGAATACCTTCCATTAAATGCTAAAATTATTGATATTGTTGCTGAAGGTGATTACTTTACACAAAAGAACCTAAACATTTGGAATAACCAAAATGCAATTGCCTTCTTTACTGAAGGACATGACATTGATTTTGAGCTATTCCCAACACAACGAAAACTATTTATTGAGGACGTATCACTAGTCTTAAAGAAAGTGTACGATCCAAATAATATTACAAGTGGAGATTACCAAAAGTATCATGATTTATTAGCAACTGATTTTAGTGAGTATGGAAACTTAACTAACGATCAACTTGCTGATTTAAGAGAGGCAATTGAGCTATTCTATGCTGGCTATTATAATGATGAGTTAGAAACATTCAATGAGGATATTGAAATTGGATGTCCAGTAATTCTTGACGGTGAAACAACATTTACTCAAAGCTGGGAAGAGGCTCAATTTACATGGCAAGATGCAATCGATCCACAAGTTACTTGGAATAACTGGTGGAAGCGTTGGGTATATGAAGTTGAATGGATTATTACTGGTCCAAAAGGACTAAGATATGAATTTAAAGGAGACATTGATAACTATTTAAGGTTCCCTGTTTTCTTACCATATGAAGGGTCATATAATGTTGAAATGAGAACATTTGACCTATTTGGTCACAGATCATATGATGTTAAATATGGTTTAATCGAAGTTGGTTTAAAAGAGGTTGAGTTCTATGGATTCTATAAAACTCTTAGAAAAAATACTTGGAATGACAGAGAATCGGTTTCTTGGAAAGAAGTTGGTGGATATTGGGATCTTCCAGTACATAATCCAAACAAGATTGAAGAATCAAATACAAGTTGGTACTTAGCACTTGACCGAAATAATTATGTTCACGATCCAATCGAAGGACAGAGCGATGATTTTACGACAGTTTCAAGATACGTTGATATTTTCTCAGAGACTGGTTATTCTGAAACTACAGGTCCTTACTACTGGAATAGCGCTAATTATACTTGGAACAATACATCTGATTTATGGTGGGATGCAACTAGAATCGGATCAGATTTAGCAGCTTCATTTAAAATAGAACCAGTATTTACAGGAAACCCAGTAATTTCGATCGATCATAAAGATCCGATAACTGGTCAAATTATATCAGATTCATATCAAATAACTTCTGCAAACCCAGGAGCTAATACTAATATAGCGGATTGGCAAACAGTTGTTGATGAATTAAATACATCGACTAATCCAATTATTAGTAAATTTATCTACAATTTAGTCGGTAAAGACAATGATGGTGATGGAGTAGTCGACGTAGTTGCATTTATTCTTGCAGTTGGTAAAGAAACTAATAAGTACCACGACTTTGAAAGTGTATCGATGTTAGGCGGAACTATTAGTGGAGAGGTACATCAAGTAACCTATAATCCTAACTACGATGAAATTGATATCTTTAGTGACTGGAGAATGGTAAATAAATCAACACATATTACATTCTCTCCGGATTATTCAAAGATGCCAGGAATGAAATTGAAAAAATGGACGATTACCAATAATACATACCCTGATAATAGTGATATATATTATGGTGATATAGTGTTAACATATCTCTTTAGGAATCCAGGAAACTATACAATCTCACTAGAGGTTGAAGATACTAATGGAAATGTTAACTCAACACATAGAAACATATTAACAGTAAAATAAAAACAAAAGATGGCAAACATTACAGAAATTCTAGGGACTGATTCTCTTTCTTCATCAAGACTGACGATCAACTCAAACTTTACTGCCCTGAATGACGAAATCGCAGACATCACTTCATTAGTAGATCCAGTAACTTCAACAATTACTGGAATTGATAGTGTTTCTGCGGAATCAATTAACTTATCGTATCTACAAGGAGGTTCTTCGCTTCCTATCCTTTCGATCGATTCGACTGGTGCAGTATTTAGCGTTGCAACCGATTTTGCGGAAGACGTTGATGTACAAAAGAAACTTCAAAAATCTGGTGTAGTTGGTGCTGGTGGTTCTGGAAACGGAAGTACTTCAGCTGCTCCAACTTCAATTGATGCTTCTACATATTTTAGTGGAGTTGCATTAACTCTACCTGTAGGCTCAGAAGGTCAAGAAGTAACAATTATCAGTACAGCTGGTTCAGCAATCACAGTTACAGCAGGTACTGGAGTATCTCTTGGTGCTACTTCAATCTCACTTGATGGTCTAAATTCATCAGTTACCGTAAGATTCTTTAGTAGCAACAATACTTGGTACGTTATTGGTTCACACGCAGCAACAATCGCATAAATTAAAAAGATAAAAGTAAATGGCAACTCCATTAGTTAGAATACCACAGGTTCAAGGAGGTACTATGTATGCTTTTGCTTCAGCGGCAAGAGATATCACACGTGCTTTCAACAACGCCGATATTAAATTTGAATTCAGTAGATATGCACTATTGGATCTGCCTGATTTTACGACCCCTGTCAATAATTCCAACACAATTGATTATACTCAATTGAAAGATTCTGCAGGTCAAGCATACTCACCTTCTCAAAATGGAGCTGGAGTAGACTTTGCAAAAACTTTCCAAAATTACGTTCTAAACGCAGAAGAGTTAATCCTACAGGACGATGATTTTGACCCAATAATCTTTAGAACAGACGCAGAAAAACTATTCTTTAAATGGTTATCTACTACTAATTCGATTAGATTTAAAACGGCAGATTCAACTGAAAGTAATAGTGGTAATTATACTGAGCAGCCTAATTCTTCACAAGCAGGAACAGTATATGATCGAGTTGTTAAATATTTAGGTACAATTGACGCGGAAAACGATATTGCATACAAAGGTAATGCGTATCATGAGGTTTATATTAATGTTCCTTCTTCAGCAGGTACTACACCAACTGTATTATTTGAGCCATCGAACTATAATACTACGGCTAATAGATTATATGCTGGATCTTGGATTGAAGGTAGAGACGGACAAACACATCCGGACCCAAATCTAGATTTAGAACCAATTGTTGACGAATACGATCAAGCAACTGGAGCCTATTACGACATTAATACTAACGGGACTAATAGTGTTGGTATTGATTGGAATGAGCAATCTTACTACGGAGTTACTAATGATTCTGAAGTAAAAAACCTAAACGATTACGCAAAGAAGGGTACAGATTTTAGATTTAATGCAGTCCTAGTATACTATGACATGTATAGCGCTTCTGTTCCTTCAAATAGATCAACTAACCTATATGGTATTCTTATTCTAGATGATGTTAAGAGTACTGGAGGTTCAGGCTACAAGATTAATGAACAAATTAAGTATAAGCCAAACGAGGTTACTGGTTTAAATGGTAATGCTTTCTCATTAAAATTAAACTTGAAGTTTAATACTTCTCTTGATAATGTTGGCGTTGAGACTAATATCAACGACTTTACAACATTCTCAATGGATCTATTTATGGATACGACGACACTGCTAGAGAATGCAGCTGAAATCTTAATCCAAGCAAATAATAGATATGGTGGAATTACTAATCGTCTTGATGAACTAGAAAGATTAGTACTTGCAAGCGAAACATCAGAAGATATAGAGGCAAGATTAACCAGTTTAGAAACAGACTTCCAGAACACCTCAGTTCAATTACAGGATGCTGATTCTCTGTTGAAGTTAATCACAAAAGCACATGATAAACTTAACTCCCTGATTGACGGAACAATTCCAGTTGCATTACAATATAACACTGATGTTCTATTTGATGGAGCAGGTACTCAAGTTGATAAATCAGTTGAGAATAAGATTAAAGTAAACAACGTAACTAAGGGCTATGAAAACCTAAATCTATTTACATGGGATTTAGCGTCTGAACAGGTTGGAACTTCAATTACATCTGCTAATCCATTCGATATTCAAGTCGGAGGTAGTGGACTAAGCCAATATGGAATTTGGTGTAAACTTAAGCAGTTCACTAATAGAATTAGCTTTATCGATAAATTCCTTACCGGTACTGCGAATGATGATTTGAATATATACATAGACGACACAACAACGTCTTGGAAAGAAGGACAAATTGTAAAGATCACGTTTGAAACTATCAATATGGATGGTAACAATATTAAGATCTACACACATGCTAGAGATGGTTTCAGCCAATTAATCGCTGATATTGCTCCAGCAAGTCTAATTACCAATAAACCATACATCGAGGTAATTTGTATCAACCCAGCAACTTATCAATTTGAAGTAGACATTTTAAGATAATATGAACACAAACAACTCAATATCATCAGTTATCAAGCAATTGCTTGAAATTAACGTAAATTCTCTTAAGACATTTGAGAGAATAAATGAGGCGGTTACAACGGATAAGCAAACTGTGCCGCTTGAGTTGCTTACCGAAGACGGAACAACTAAAACAGTTTATGTTCCTGCTTTTGGTTATATGAGAAGAGAACTCGAAAGATTAGATGCTAATATTAGATCTCTTACTGACCTTACCGATGGTACTTCAAAATTAAAATTAGCTGACGGAACATATCAAAGAATTTATACTGGTACTCTTAAAAGTCCAGCAAATGATATTACTGCATTAAACAGACCAACTAAGTTTGAAACAAAGCAGAACTATTTCTTTGAAGATTTCCTAACACCACTATTAACAGTAAACTTTGATGTTACTAATCAAATTCAATCTGATACTGAAAGAGTATTAGTGAAGAGACTGATTATTGATACATCTTTTGATTTTGCTGCTGAATACTTTAACACTGAATTAAGAGGTAAAGATGGATTAGCATATGATACTGTAATTGCAGATCTTGCAGCTAATAACATTCCATTCTATGATGATGAGGAGGTAAGAGACCTTCCATATAAAAGCACACAATATTACGGTACGTTTGATGTAACTTCAATTGATAACGTACAAAGAACAGTTCTAGTAAATGGTACTTCAACTACACAAAATATTAAACTATATACTCTAGATCAGTTAAACTATACTGATAGCGAAAAAGGTTTTTCTAACACAGAAACTTTAAGAGCTGGAGATGAGTTAATGATTAATAGTGGTAAAAGAAGTACTAAATATAGAGTAAAAAATATCGATACTTCTACCAGACAAGTTGAATTAGAACTTGTACAAGGTTATGAAGCTATCAAGATTGGAGCAGATCAACTTAGAATTTATAAGGCAAGTGAGATTGGAACTAGCGTTGAAATTAACGTTGGATTCGATGAGAGTATTGCTGTCTTTGTAAAGGCTATCGATCCTGATTCAAATATACTTGCAGAAAACTGGTCACCTGGTGCTGCAATCTATTCAAATGATTTAACAATCACTTTAGAAAACGGAACAGTTCAATCACTTGGAGATTACTACAAAGAAGAGGTTGCTGACTTTGGTCAATTTATCAAAGCACTAAAAGAAGATGCAATTCCACCAGCAACTCTTGGTAAAACTCCAGATTCTCCTAATCTAGAACCAGGAAACTTTACCGTTATTCAAATTAATAAGCACTTAACGGATAACAATGCAGCAAATAAGATTAAGAAACTTACTGCTGATAAGATTAATACCGAAGAGAAACTTAAGCAACTTGACGATACAATTGCTAAAAAGACTGCATCTATATCTATAAATAAGTATGCATCAGCAATTGCAAGGGATCGCGATATAAACGAATTAGCATCTCTGATTAACGAGAGAGATTCAACAACTAAACTCTATAGTTCATTAGTAAATGAAATCAATGCAATTTCTAGTGGAACTGGAGTTGCTAATATTGAACCTAAGTTTAGAGTAAGAGGATTCTGGACTATTCCAGATGCTAAAATTGTAGCTGAAACTATTCCACAACAAGTTGTTCAATTCATCGTTCAATACAGATATGTTTCAACCAGTGGTAAGACTTCAGAAATTGCACAAATTCCAGTAAATGAAAATGGAACGCAAAAGACTGGAGTATTCTCAAACTGGAATGAAGTTAAAACTGGTGTTCGTCAAAGATTAAAAGATGAAACTACTGGTAAATTCTACTGGGCAGATACTGCAATTGAAGATGGACAAGAGGTTAACTTTAACCAGTTAGATATTCCAATTCAAAAAGGAGAGGTTGTTGAAGTTAGAATCAAATCAATTTCTGAAGCAGGTTATCCAGCAAATCCAGTAATGAGTGATTGGAGCGAAACTGTTAGAATTGAATTTCCAGAAGGACAGCTCGATACTGTTAACATTTCAACATTGGTTGAGAAGAATCAAACTGAATCTGCAATCGTTAGAATTAATGACCAACTAACTTCAAAAGGAGTTTATCGTCATATCAATGATGCGTTTACAGCGAATGAAAAGTATTTTGCACATAATTCTACAACAATTGCTTCTGGTTTCCTTTCACCTGAACAAACTCCAATTTCATTATTTGATAAGTTAACTGAGCTTGAAAATGAAATCACAGCTCTACAAGAAACTATTTCAGGAATTAAAGGAGAACTTACTGTTAAGCTGGTAACTGAAGAGGGTACAGTAATTAATATTAATAAGAATACTAACAATAAAGTATTTGCTGGATATTACACTGATGAAGTTGCAGATCTTAACGTTAAGAAAGGACATATTGTTACAAAAACATTTAAACTTCTTCTTGAAAATACAAATGCTACTCAACTTGAATTAATTGCTAGAATTATTGGAGACCGTGGTCTTCCAACCTATAGATCTTCAGCAGCTACTTCAAATGCAGTAACTTATGAATTTGGTATTGACCCAGATTCAGGTAGCGGAATTCCAGAAAAAGTAATTAACGATACTTTCTATACTACTGAAGGTAAATATGACGTTGTACCAGTTCAATATCAAAACGTAAGTGGCGATGATTTATTAGAGACCTTTGGTACAAACCCAGTTGAGTACAATCAATTAGCACCATATCAATCATCTCAAAGAAGAGGTCAATTTATCTACTCTAGATTTATGGACATTTCTGCTGAAAATGGACTATACTTTGATACTCCTGCAGTATCTCCTGCAACATCAACACTTGCAGATTACGAATACTTAATGTCATACGACCCAACTACACTACCTGCAATTTCAACTGCAGGATCTGATTTTATTTGGAATGGTACATTTGGAACTTATGACCAGGCTAACGATGAATATGACGTTTCTGGAGCATTTGGTACATCAACTCCAAATGTTACAAACCTTAATACAATTACTTCAAGTGGATATGATGGCGGAATTTATCTGCATAAAAACCACCCAGATCTAGAAAATATTTATGCTTCATATCAAGCAAGTGCTGCGGTAAGTACTGCAATGACTGCTGGAGAGGTTGAATTAATACTTGAAAATCAAATTAAATCTGGAGTAATTGGTACGATGGCAGTACCTGCAACTTTCCAAGCTGAAGATGCTAACGGTAAAAAGCAACTTGGATATAAGCATACTCATGGTCTAATTGGTTTAATTAATGGAACATCATATGATCGTACTCTTAAAATGTCGTTTGATGTGAATGACCAATATCTATTAGGCGGTAAATCATGTGGTTCTTACCTATTCATTTCGCCAATTAATTCTGAGTCATTACTTGTTGATGGTGATAATAAATTTGGTCGCAAATATGTTACAACTGGAGAAAGTAACGCTGTTTCAATCGATGTTGTATATCAATATAGAATGACTGATTATGCAGGTAACGATCCAGCTACTGATCTTGGTAGAATTGGTGGTATTATGAGCACTAATCTTTCAAACTTAACTTACGCTAAGAGAATCGGTATCGACGTATTTGACGCCGATGGAGAACAATTCTCATTCGATGTTGAAGTATTTGCGAAGTATAAGCCAAGTGGTACTAATAAGAACTCGATCAAAGCAGCTCAGCTATCGATTTAATGTCAGCTAAAGTTGATATATAGAGTATAAGATTATCTCTATAAAAAGACTAGATTGAATGGCATTCAGTACAAGAATATATTTTAAAGATATATTGAGTGATCCGAGCCTATTATGCTCAGGCCCTCATGACACCCCGGTTAACCTACAATCAGATGGTTCTGGTAAATTCATTGTGTTCTATAATGAACAGAATGCTTTATTAGTTGGACTAAATGATAGTGCAAGTATAATTGATTTAGGTCTTAATAACATTGAGATTTATCGCACTCAAATTCTTGCGGATCAAAATGATCCTACTGGATATGCTGAAGCAGGGTACTATGCTTCTACTGAATTTGATGGAACAAATACTGTAAGTACTACAGTTTATCCATATAATAATGGATCTTGGGGTCAACCCACATTATGTCAAGCATCTTCAGGAACTTCAGGAACTAGTGGAACTTCAGGAACTAGCGGAACTTCGGGAACTAGCGGAACTTCGGGAACTAGTTCAAACGTTAAATCATTTCAGATTTACTACACATCATCGACCGGATCAAATGGAGATTATTGTCAAGGTACTAGTATTAAAAATCTTTATTATGATGGTGCTTCAACTTTTAGTACAATTGAGCAAATTATATACGCTCACGTTACTGGAGCTATTACTTTAAAGATTTATACAGGCCCTGGGAATCCACCAAGTGCTTCACAAATAACTGATTTAAATGATATTAATCAGACAGGTCCACTAGCTATTCTGGACCTTACACCTGGTGAATATGGAGACGTTATTGATTATTTCTATATTAATATAGATGGAACACAAAATGGTTGGCAGCATGGTTCTGGTGCAAACATAGATTATACAAGTACTATACTAGTTCCAACTTCTGACCCTGGATCTACAAAACAAAGCGCTTTAGCGGCAGGTTGGATTCCATTCTATTGTCCAAATTCTGGAGCTAGTTCAATTATACTGAATTATGGATCAGATTCAACGGCATTCTGTGGAACTCCAACTAATTCAACTTATTACTATTACACTGGACCTGGAGGTCCAACGTATAACACAGTCGATGATTTAGTATCGAACGGTATTAGAATATGGAATAATGCAAATTCAGCAGTAAGTGGATTAGATCCTAACTATACGACTGATTTAGCAGCTACTGGTGTATATTCACACTTAAGTAGTTATGGATATGGGTTTGATAATAATACTGGAACTTGGTTCCAATCAAAGATAACATGTGCTCTAGTCGGTACACCAGAACCAAGACCAATTGATATTACAGTTGCACAATGTACTGAATATGGAGAATTTGTAGGATTCTGTCATTATCCAAAGTCTATAGTTCAAGTCTTTTATATGTCAACAGTTGACTTAACGCTTCTTGAAATCGTTCAGTCAAACATTTACCTATATACTTCAGCGGATGCGGCTGAAAATACAGATTATAATGAGTTAATAAGCTATCAAGCATTTGGAGATGCTCAAAATAGTATTCCATCTACCCAATACTTTATTTGGACAGGATCTTTTTATTTAGGTAAGAATCCAACTAATGGTACTGAGAGAAGTGACCATCCAACCGCTAATATTACTCAAGGACATCAATGTCAAACAGTTTCAAGAACTACACCATTTAGTACAGAAGTTCTAAACACTGGAGGGTATAAAAAGTTCTATGCATTCTATCAATGTGGAAGTGCAACAATTGGACAAAGTGCAAATTCTTTCCCGGTTTATGTTATTGATGCAGACGTAACTTTAAATGAAGAGAATTATATTACTGATTTTGTTGGTTTCTTAAATCAAAATAATAAAAAGACTTTTGCAGTTAATAGTTGTAAATGTGTTGAGTATATTCATACAATTTATGCTAATACTGAAAATGAGGCAAAAGTACTTCTAGAAAATTATTATGACAGAGTAGTTTCTGAGGATCCTGCAAATCTTGGTATATTTAGTGAAAGCGAAGTGTTAGTATATGACGATTGTACTGATTGTTCATCGAATACTGACCCTTTATCTTATAAATTTCCTTTTGTTGAAGAGGCTGTTCCACCAACACCTGGACCAAACTTAGATACTGAGAAAAACTATCAACTTGATAATGTTTCAAAACCATTACTTAGAACTAATCCAAAACTTAGCACAAATGTTAAGATGGTGGTTGATTCAGAGGGTAGAATATACTTAGATTCGATTAATGCAAATCAAGGCTTATCGAATACTAGCTACAAAAAGTACGAGTTAAGTTCTGATTCTAGATATGCATATGACCTATCAAGATACTATAACGAAAACAATACACCTTTAGATTCTGCGTTTGATACGAAAAGAGATTACTCTGATTTTTCAGTGCTTGATGACTATTCAAAACAGTTCGAGGAAGATTATCAATACGGTACTAAGCTGAACGCTTCTAAGCTATACTCAGAAGACTTTAGGATGATGGCGCCAATTTGGTTGGATGTTAATATGCCTAAAAAGTTCGTGATCTACAGGGTTGAGGATCCAACACCAGAATTTGACTATACTGAGGGTGCTACTGATAAGCTAACTAGAGTTACTAGAATGATTAGAAATTCTAGAATAGTTAAAGTGTTTGATTTAAGTAGTAGCTCTTCGATTGGTAAATACTTAAGAAATCACGTTCAAGATGAATTCTTCCCAGACTCTCCGCTTACGGTTACAATGGAGAAAAATCAAAAATCAAATTTCAATGGAATTGATTTGGTTAAGGGTGGATTCGTTGAGAAAGGCGAATATATTTATGATGATTTTGTCAAGCAAGACACTACCTTAATAGATGCAAACAATTTTATAACTGATGGTTTTAGAAGAAATAAAGTTGCATGTGCTAATCTAATTAATTTAGAGTTCATGTTTAATGACACAACCGCAACTGACTATTCAGTTAACAGATATTTTGGTTTATATGTTGACGACTTAGATTCAGGTATTGGTGAAATATCGAACATTAAAAATGGTCTGGTTAGATTTAAGAATATTGAATCATATTTACAAGGTAACGATCCAACATATGCTATTCCAGAATACAGCTTATTACAAAGTGCTGGAGTACTTGCATATGCTAGAATTAAAGAGAACTTCTATAATTTAGATAGTTCAAATGCATATAATGCTAATCGTTATAATGTTGCAGTTAAAGCGACTGACGAAGAAATTAATTCTAAACTTGGTATTAATAGTAAGGACGTTTCAGTTCAAATTAAACCTAACGAAACTGCAGGTGGAGACTATTTAAAAGCAACTGTAATTGATATTCCAGGAAACAATGATTTATTTAGAGTAACTGCAGTTAAGAGAGAAGCAGTACGTTTAAAAATCGTTGCAAATGTTGGTGGAGAAACTGTTAGAATTGAAGACGCTCTAGGCAATTACATTGATTTTACAATGGGTGCAACTGGAAGTATTTCTTGGGCAAACTTTGAAGCAGCATGGAATTCAGTCAATCAAACATCTCCACAGCAAACAATTGAATTCTACAATAGATATGAGTTAAGTGTAGAAGCAGATAGTACGCAAATTAACAGTATTGTTCTTAGAGAAAGGTCGGCTAATCTAGTTGACAATGGTATTTTTGTAACCACTGTAACTTCAATTATTGGAGTTAAAGAAATCTACACAAATGTTAACCAAACAATTGGTACATTTAGAGCAGATAATACTGGAAGTTTAGGAAAAAGAAAGTTTAACAAAGACTTTTTCTCGACAATTGGTGAAAAGAGTGATGTAGCGTTCGCAATCGCAGGTGCAATCAGAAACTATACGGACTTTGATGCGTATAGTGTGAATGAATATGTGTATATTATTAGTGAAGTGAACGGCTATCAACTGATGAACTGTACGTTACTCGTAGCAGATAGTAATCAAATAGATTTTATTACTGCCGAAAATAGTGACACTAATAATGAATTAAACTTAAGTTCTGATCTAACTTTAAATTACTCAAGTTATTTCTTTAACGGTGGACATTCTGCTGGAAAGTCAGTATATGTTGATTCAAATGTAGTTTCTCAAATTCAAGCCGGAGATTACTTACCTACTAAATATAGTGGTAAATATAATTTAGTATTGGATGTTGTTGAAGATACAACTGAAAGGTCTGGTAATTTTAATAAGATAATTTTACAAGACAAATCATCGCTAACTGCTGGCAATTACAATGTGTTCTCTAAGAATTTAATGGCTCTTGGATTATTCTCGGCGTATGATATTCACGACATGAACTTTGATTTCTACGATACTTCAAATTCTGAACTAAAAGAATTAAAGTACGAGACTAGAGAAAATATGGACTACGAGCCATATGAACAAGCAGTACTAGGAGTTGGTAATATTTTACCAGACAATGTAATTTCTGAAGATTTCTTACTGAACCCAATTGAGTATTTTGCTAATCTTTTACCTGTTTTAGGTGGAGAGGACTCAAAAACTCTTAAAGTTGATAGAATCTCTTCAGAATACGATAGATTAAAAGAAAACTACCTCAAAGAATACTCAACTGATTCAAGAGTCGTGCCTAACATTAATAAGTGGGTCCTAAAGGATATGTTAAATGTTAGAGAGCAACCATATTACTTAAATACTAATGAGGCATTTGGTAAAACAAACTTCTCACCAGATATTACGGTTGAGGGTAGAAATAGAGATGCATTCTCACATGAATGGTTCTATTTAGATAAATGGCCAGAATACTTAACATATAATCAATACAATGATGGTTTTAGTTATATTGATTTTGTAGAAGGATTTGATGTTACAAAAGATATTTTTAAGAATGTCGACCATGATTATTTTGATCGATTCATGGTTTCAGAAGGACATGAACTTGTGGTACCGTTTATTGACCCATTAGATCCAACTCAGAATAAAGAGACTATATTCTACACTAAAACCGAATTGACTAAAAAGTACACTCCAATTAAAGGTGGTAGTGATATTGATTTTGCAAGTACAATCTTTAAAGGTCTTAAATTTGAATTTAAGAAAAGAAAGGACGGTTCAAGTCAAAACACTGCAGAGTTTGTTAAGAATTCTGAATTTAATAACTACAGATTCTCGACACTTGTTAAGGTAAATACAAATGCTGATACTAATAACATTGAATATGAGTTTATTAAGAACGATAAGTTCGAATATGTTATATTCTTTATTCAGTTAAATATTGAAGACTCATTTATTGGCGATTATATTAATAGAAAGTACTTATATGAATTAGAGCATAAGGTTGTCGTTGATACGGATCAAAATGGTCAAAACTTCTACCGATATGCTGATGTTAATATTGATGGTGCAATTGAACTTTCTTCAGTTAACTGGGCAGCACAGGGTCCATATACTCTAAAGGGTGTTATTCATAATGATGGTTCTTCTCCTGCATTCTCTAATCAAATGCCATCACAAGAGGATGGTACATATGGAAGGTTAAAAATTGACTATGGATTAGGCGGAGATTTCTATATGGATGTTGTTAAGGTTATTAGTATTGACCAACTTCAAGTCTTAGGAGCTCCTTACACTGTTGATAGTTTAGGCGTTAAGCAACCAGTAAATCCATACACTATTCCATATCAAGCTCAGTTAAACGCTAAATATGTTTACGAAGGTGGTGGTGTTAATGCACACGAATTATTATTATCACAACTTTCAGCAAATAAAGTTTTTGATAAGGTAAATAACAATTCAACTGAAATTAAGTACACTACAATTTTAGAAGACGGTACTGAACTTACTAACCAGTTCTCAGTTAGAATGGATGATGGTAATGAAATTATTAAGCATTCTAAACTGGTTACCTCGATTGATGGAGACACTCCAAAAAGTTACAAACTTAAAAAGGAAACTATTGGATATGTTATCGAAGACGGAACTGAATATTATCCGTTCTTAATTAGACACAATGGAAGGTATACCGTTGATTTAACTCCGGTAGTTACATTTACTGATATTTATGGGTTCAACAAGGTAATTAGAGACCAGTTAACCTATGATACTGGGTTTAAAATGTTCAAAGAACCGGTTTATAAACTAAATCTATCAACCAACTACGATGTAAATAAATCACTAGCATTTTATAATAGGTACAATAGAATGGGTACTGCATTTAACGTTGGATTTATTAGTGACGAAGGGATTCATGATGCTAAATGGGGAAAGATTAAAAACCATTTCTACCATAAGGTAAATGAAATCAATACGCTTGGCGTAACTAAACTTTCAGAAAGCAGTGAATACTTACCACAATACCCATTAATTAATGAGGTTACAATTGATAAAAGAGATATTAATGTCTTCAAGTCTTCATGGGAAAATAACTATTATGTTAGATCTCTAAGTGGAGGAGATACTGAATTGGTACCTGGTACGATTTCAACTCTTGAAGAAAAATCATACCTTGGTTCTACTGTAATAAAATACAAACCATCGTATTCGATTTATGAATTTACATCGACTTCTGTGAATTCTGCATCTGATTTGGATGTTATATTGAAAAACAATTCAAATAAAACAGACGTTGTCTATTTTGAAGATGATAATAATTTGATTGTTGACTTCTATTTAGGAGGAATCGCAGCAAAAACAATTGGTGAAGATGGGTTATTTGAAACTATTCAAAAGTTTGTCGATCCAGCAAACAGTGCAGGAGATAAAACAACAATTGATGACGATGTAACATTGTATGCTGCTAACAATATGGTTGGACTATACAGACTTGATGATATTCAAATCTATGTTAAAGAGTACAAAGGCTCTCCATCAGAAGTAGTTTCAGCAGATAGTATTGATACAATCGACAATGGGTATACTAAAGCAAGCGATTTTACATATCAATTACATGGTAAAAAGCCACTAAATTTTAGACTAATATATAATAAAAAGTTAGGCTATTCATATAGCATGAAGGCGCTGATAAAAATACAAGCATAAAATGCCAATTAACATTAGAGAAATACTTTACCCTAATGATACTGATACCATTAGATGGGAGAAGGTCAATTATAACTTTGACCAGATCTTAGCAAATGGCGGTAAAGAGGGACCGAGAGGTACCAAGGGAGACGCTGGAGCAGTTGGTGCTACTGGTGTTAAAGGAGACAAAGGAGACCAGGGAGACCAAGGAATTAAAGGTGAAACTGGTATTTCAACCAATTTTTGGGATCAGTTTACACATGATTCAATTAGCGCAAACGTTTTAAAACCAAAAGACGGAACAAATAGTCAAGAGACTGTAGTGTTTATTGGCGATACTACATATACTGAAGGTTCTGCTGCTGGTGATTTAGATCCAAACGCACAGCTTGTGGTTGGTCAAAGTAGTTCTTTATTCTATGCACAAAAATGGTTAGCATATGGAAGTGGATTAACTGACATTGCAATTAGAGGAGAGGCTACAATAGATTATGATGGCAATAATAATGCAGGTACAAATTGGGTTTTACAACCAAACTTTGGAGGCGCAAATACCAAGCTAACTATCCAGTCACATGTGCTAAGATTAGATGCTTATGAAAAGCTAAATATCTCTAGTACTACAGGAGTAGAGTTTTTAGCAGGTGGAGCAATTGTAGTTAAACCTAGTTTTACAGCTGATGGAATTTCAACATTTAATGATAATGTGACCATTAATGCAGATGCTTCAATAACTGGAGAATTAACAGTTGGCGGAACCGATTCATTCTTTAACGGAACCGGTTCTATTAATCTCCCTTCTGGTACAACAGCACAAAGAACTGCTGGAAGTCCGATAGGCGCAATTAGATACAATTCAACTTCTGATAAATTTGAAGGATATGATTCAACAGTGTGGGTAGATTTAACTAGACTATCTAATTCAGCAAAGACAACTTATGTTGCGGTACAAACTGATTCTGATTATTCATTAGGTGAAGATGGTAAAGTTAATCTAGTTGCTTCTGGAACTAAAACTGTTAGTGTTGGTGTTTCTGACGTAAACATTATTAAAGATACTAAACTAACAACATCAGATCTATATTTTATTACTAAAAATAGAGGAGTTGTTTTTCCAGTTGGAAATGATTCAGCCGGTCTGTCTGGTTCCAATGGAGCCACTGGATTTACTGCTGGTAATTTTGGTTCAGATATAGTAGACAGAACATTAAGAGACTATTTTGAAAAAGGAGACTATACTCCTACTAATCCATTAGTTAAAGTAACGGATAGTTCTTCCACTGCTCTTGTAATCGCATCGTCAAATTATACCGACGGAGATTTTGATGTAAACTATACTAAAATTGGTAATTTAATTAATGTTTTTGGTCAATATGAATTTAAGACAACTAGTTTTGGAGGATCATACACGCTGTCTGACAATTTTGGATTAAAACTAGGAGTAAACAATGAATTTGCATATACTAATAATTCTAATTTTGATATTATAGTTAACGTTGAAGTAGATAATTTTCAAATATTAAACGAAACAGCACCTACGAGTGCTGGGAATGAACCATCAGATCCTGAGAATACTCCGGCTTCTTATTTTGGAATTATTAGACCAGGAGAAAACACAATCCGATTATATGTTAGGAGAAATACAACAGCAAGTACTGGAACAGGAAGTACTCCAACTAGCCCAACGAACGGAGCTGTAGTAACCATTGCAGAACCGGTAAAACTCAAACATGTAGTAACATACAATACAGGTAGCGGTCAGGTTCCTTTAAGTATTAGATTTAGTTTTGCAATGCCTGTTAATTATGAATCTTACACTAGTTTTACTACCGGCGGTGGTGGTAATACAGGAAACTCACAAGGAGTATAATAATTCTAGAAAAGATGATAACATTAATTAAAATATTAGACTTTTTTAGGTCGCTTGATAAGAAAGTGCTAGCATTTATTGGTGGTGCTATTCTTGTTTTATTTATGATGCAGCAATGTAATCGCATCAGTGAGTTAAAAACTGAAATTAAGCAAGTTGAGGCTCAAGCTGAGAATAATCTAAATAACTACATTGCAGCAAATGACTCAATTAAGTATTTTAGAACCTTAAACGGAGATATGGTCGCTCAAATTTCAAGCTACCAATTTTCAGTTGAGGATTTACAAAGGGCAAATGGTAACTTGCTGAAAAAATACAGAAGATCACTTCAATTAAATAAAGAACTTGAAGGTGTTAAGAATCTGCTTGAGAGTGAGTTACAAATAAAGGATAGCATTATTGCATCTGCAAGTTCAACCAGACTAAGCGACAGTACTGATTTAATCGAGTTTAAAGATTATGTAGACTATGGAGATGGCAATTCTAGAGACCTTTCAGGTTCTTTGGTTGTAACTAAACTTGATAGTGCTCTTGCAGCATCTGATGTTAAGATTAGATTAAGTCAATCAATTACACTAAGAGCAGCAGTTGAAGAAGTAGATGGAAGGGATCAAATTAAGATTTCTACAGGCTACCCTGGTTTAACGATCGGTTCGATTGAGAATATAAATTTGATAAATAATAAGTTAAACGCAACACCATATACTAAGAAAGCTGGATGGTCAGTTGGAATTGGAGTAGGATATGGAGTTATGTTAAATAATGGACAGCAATTAGGATTTGGCCCAACAATTGGAGCACACCTAATTTGGTCACCAAAATGGTTAAGATTTTAATATGGCACAATCATCAACATACTACAGAATTGACGAAGATGTATTGTTAGAGTTCGTATATCACGATCAGTCTAACCCTACAACATATGACATCGAGGTCGATGACAATGGTAGTGAGATAAAAATTCTCAATACGGTTGATGGAGATCCATTCGCGAAAAGACACTTAATTCATGAGCTTGGAGGAGACGTTGTTAATTTTGACGTTACCTATTCTGCAGGATATCTTGTTATCGAAGGATTTGCAGCTCGTAAATTACTTCTACAATCAGGTAAAACTTACAAATTCAACCTTGGAGACGGTACTGGAAATTATATTCCAGTTGCTAGTAACTTTAAGATTAAAGGAACTGTAGGTACTGGAGGATATTCAACGGTAAATGGAAACACAATTTTGACATTTACTCCAGTAACTAATGGACTTGCTGAGTATTATTATGATGACTTGGCTTCTCCGTTAATTGGTGGAGTTATTAGTGTTTCTGAAAAGGCAAATCCATTATTTGCAAATCCAGATGAGAATACTGGAAATGATATTAATCAAATTATTGGTAGATACCATACAGTTCAAGCACCTGGTGATTCTACGAAATGGGCTCTACTAGGATATGATTCTACTGGAGCATACCAGCAATTTAACTATATTAATAATAACACTGATTGGTTAGGAGAAGATGAGACCGATTTATTAGCTTCTCAGGCAAATGCTACAGCATCAATCAATTTTATTAGATACGATAAAATTAGGCTACACTTAAGAAGTGGTTACAATTTTGCAAGTAGAGGATATGAAGGTTTCTTATTCCAAGTATTAGCAGATAGAACTAGTGGAGTACAAAATAACCTAACTCAATTAGTTTACTTAAACCAGTCTAATTACGAGATTTCAAATCCAAAACCATTTATTCTTGGAGAGACACTATTCTCTAAATTTATTGAAATTAAGTTTCCAACTGTTTTAGCAAATCAGAACCCACAGTTTAATGATGTATTCTACGGTGATGGCAATGCTAATAGTTCAGATTTAGACCCAACTTCAAACTATGGAGTTGTATTTAGTCTAATTGACAGATTATCGACTGAGGATGGATACGATTATATCTATACTGCTGAGGAAAACGCGTTCACTATTTCAAGAGAGGACGAGTACCAAGATTTTACAGCTGTTATTGAAGAGGCAAATGACGGAGATTACTTTAAGATTTATGGAGAAAGAGATGGTAGTGCAAGTGCATTCGAAGCTTACGTATTAAACAGGATTAATACCTCATCAGATGACATTATTGTTATCTATGGTGTAGAATTATACGAACAAATCGGGATGGGTCAAGTTAAAACGTTCGATACAACGTTTACTCAAACTGAAGATTTTGCAAACCCTATCATTTTCCGACCAGTTGTAATGAATGCAAGTACTGCGGTTAACTTCTCAATCGACGTTACGATGAGAATCTATAACGAGACTGACAATACACAAATCGTTAAGAAGGCAAGTTTAACCTATAATTCAGCAGCTAAATACGGTAAAAAACTACAGACGATAAATATATCTGGTAGAAACACAGTAACTGAGGTATTTAATACTCTTCCAAATCTTTCACAGAACAGAAGTATTAGAGAGGCAATTGTGGCTTCAATACCAAGATCGATTAAGAACGTTAAAACATTTATTGAGAGATATAATGTAGTTGCAGCAGTTAACCCTGCAGAAGTTTCAATCACTGAACTTGGACAACTTAATAGTATCAGAGATTTGAATAGCCCAGAATATCTTGCTTCAAATCAACTAGAAATTGGAGTCTATCCGATGGACAACTACTATAAGTTTAAGATTGTAAGAAAGAATGGCGACGATTTTGAAGCAATGGACTTCACATCAGTTGAGAATATGACTCTTAATTTTATTGATGGACAGGTTCGTAAGAAATTCAACCACATCTGTAATAGAGACGTTGATATGAGTAAAGGAGAGGTTCTATTTAAAATAGATAGTGGAAACGCTACCGAAATTAGAGCAATGCAAACTAACTCATTCTATATTGGATTAAATAATGGTAGTGAAGAAACTATTGTTATCAAAGGAAGCTTTACAGTTGAATAATGATTCTAAATAGTAGAAATAATACATACGATTTTAGGTTCCCTAGAAACTTTATCCCAGATGAAGTAGCAGATAAGTACAGAAAGTACCTTGCTAAGATTCCAGGTAATATAATGGCGGAGCCAATCGACTTTGTAAATTATTCAGTACAGGGTCTTAATGTTCCTGGAATTAGCTTTGATCCAGTAACTCAAAATGACTGGGACGGTACAACAAGATATCATCGAGGTTCTCAACCAATCCAGAATACAGTAGAGAGACAATTTACAGTAACAATGCAGTTACTTGACGGCTTCATTAACTACTGGATTATGCAAGATACCCTTTTATATTATTATTCAAGAGGAACTAAGGATCCGTTTACCCAAGACCTAACACTACGAGTACTTGATGCTGAAGGTGCAAGTGTTGCATTCTTTAAATTTGAGAATCCAATTATGAACTCAATTAATGAGTTGACCTTGAATATGAGTGATAACGTGGCCGACTTCAGTACATTCGAAGTTACATTCTACTACAATAAGATAGACTTACAAATCGAAATTGACTAATATATACAATATGAAAGATATTAAGACATTTAAAGAATACCTACAGGAACAACAAATTACTGAAGAGGATCTAAGAATCTTAACCGAAGGTTTAGAATCTGAGTGGACTTCAGAGCTTGAAGCGAAGGTTGATGAGGCAATTGAACAATTCGTTGCCGAATACTCTAATGAAAATGGAGAACTTGACATTAATAAATTTAATGAAGAGTTAACTAATGAAGGTTTATTAGGATCTATTTTTGGTGGTTTAACTGGATTTGCTTTAGGTAAATCAGTTGGTAAACTAATTGCTAAAGTGTTAGGTATTCAGAAGGGAGTATTTTACGATCTATTAACTTCAAGACTTGTAGGTGCTGCATTAGGTGCTGCTCTTGGTAAAAACATGTAAATGAATTACCTAGCAATCGACTTTTCCCTAAATTCTCCAGGGATTTGTCTATATAATGATAAGAGTAAAAAGTACCACTTCATCGCTTATATGAAACCTGGTACTGGGTCAAAGAAGGAGCAAAAGCTCCAAGAGGAGATGTCTCTTTTAAAAGACGTTACTCTCGTTAGTCAGCCTGATTTTACAAAAGAAGAAGAGTTCTCAAGTGTTGAGCTTGCAAAGGTCAAAAGATATGACCGAATGGCAGATGATATTATCAATTTAGTTTTACAGGATTGTTTCGAAGGAGAAGGTTTTACAATTGCTTTTGAGGGTACCAGTTATGGCTCAAAGATGGGGACTAATAATGTAATTGATATGGCTGCTGGCGCCGCTATCCTAAAACTAAAGCTTCTTAAAACCTTAAGACCAGAAGACTTAATGACTGTCGCTCCGACCTCAATTAAGAAATTTGCTGGAAAGGGAAATATGAATAAGTTACAATTGTTTGAGGCTTTTTTGGAGAATCGAATTGGGGACGAAAACCTAGAGAAGAGCCCCTTATATGCTTGGATTAAAGAACAAGAGTTTGGGAAAAAGATACCAAAGCCGCTTGATGATTTAGTGGACGCGTTCTTCCTAGCAGCTATGATATCAACCCCTGAAACCAAGTAACCTTATCTCTCTTTCAAAGACCTGAAAGTTATATGCACCTTTGAGAAAAAAGTTTCAAATTGTGCTAACTTTTTGCGTGAAACTTCCCATTTCTTAGATATATAATATATGATGATGTTACAAGCCAACATTCGTCCGATACAATAATCTTTAAATTAGGTCCTCAATTAGAAGGAAACGTTCAAGCGCGACAGCTTTAAAAAAGATTTAGTATCAACCTATGGCGGTGAAACATTGTTATTTAGAGGTATATAAAGTACACAATTAAACATTTTTAAAGGTAATTTTTAAGTATTATGGCAGATTTTGACATTTTCAATTTGGGTGTAGAAGACGTAGAAACGCATCAACCCCAAGCAACAACATCAGCAAATGAAGTTTACAAACCAACAGCTGATGACGGTAAAGACGGAACTTACAAAGCGTTAGTTCGCTTCGTTCCAAATCCTGAGAATCCACGTAATTCTCTGATTCAAAAGTACGTACATTGGCTAACAGATGCTAATGGCAACGGTAAATTGGTAGACTCTCCATCAACAGTTGGTGAGAAATGCCCAATCGCAGATGTATTCTGGAAACTTCGTAACAGCGACAGTGCAGTAGATCGTAAAGCTTCTGACAAACTAAAAAGACGTCAGCAGTACTACTCACTAATCAAAATTATTAAGGATCCACAGAATCCAGCACTAGAAGGAACTTACAAAGTATTCAAGTTCGGTTACAAGATCAAAGAAAAGATCGATGCTGAATTGAAGCCAGACTTCGGTGAACCAACACAAGTATTTGACCTATTTGAAGGTAAAAACTTTGAGTTGATTATCACACGACAAGGCGAATACAACAACTACGATAAGTCTAAGTTCTCATCTTCCCGATCAGCAGTTAACGTTAATGGTGAACCAGCTGAAAGAACAAAAGAATCAATGGCTGCAATCAAAGCAGAACTTGATGAAGCACCTTCACTCGCAACTTACGACTACAAAGCATGGGATGGTGAAACTCGTGATTTTGTAAATGGAGTACTAAAAATGTATTTGAATCCTGGAGATGCAATCTCTGAGATCTCAACTTCATCAACTCCAAAGAAGTCGGCACCAAAGAAAGAAAAAGTTGCTGAAGCTGTTGCTGCTCCAACAAGCAGTTCAACTACAGAAGTTTCAAGTGATGATGATTTAGATTCTTTCTTGAATGACCTCGACATCTAATCCACAGATAACTCAAGAGCTTAAACTAAAGATTATGAAAGCGCTGAAAGACGTTTGTCTGACAGCACATTCAAGTCCCAACAAGCAAATGCTAAAGGACATGCCTGGTAGAATTACTATGGCATGTCCTTATTGTGGGGATTCGCATAGTGATGATACCAAGAAACGCGGTAACATGTATTGGGACACGCTTCAATATCACTGTTATAACTGTGGAACACATACTGATGTAAAGACTCTCTTAAAGGACCACGAGGTAAGACTCCCAAGTTCAGAGGATTCATTTACCATTATTGACTATATCAAACACAACAGGTCTGTAACTTCACAGGCAGATACACTAACACACTCAGTATTTCAAAGTGTAAGTGACTTAGCAATAACAGTTGATGAGTTTAAAAAAGGATTTGGTGCAAGAGAAATAGAACCTGGAGATTGGATTTGGCTCTACTTAAAAAATAGATTGCTTCATAAAAAGAGCGAAGAGTTTTTATTTAGTGCAAAGGACAATCGTTTATGGATTCTTAATTTTACTGGAGACGGTAAGATTATGTCAGCACAAAGTAGAAGAATGAAGGGTAAAGGTAGTCGTTACTTAACGTATGATTTACCTAAACTATATGAAGAGCTTGGTAAAGAACTTGAGCTCTCACAAGAAGATTTGGAAAAGGTAACAAAGTTATCGACACTGTTTGGTATTATGCAAGTAAACTTCCAGCGTCCAGTAACAATGTTTGAAGGTCCAATTGATGCTAAATTCATGACTAATAGTATTGCACTTGCAACCGCAGGTCGTAACACTGAAGAGTTCGATGAAATGGCAACGGTCCGGTATCTATTTGATAATGACGATACTGGTAAAAAGAAAATGATTGAGAAACTAAAAAAGGGAAGATCTGTATTTATGTGGTCTAAATTCTTAAAAGAAAATAAATTAGATACATATGATATAAAGGATCTAAACGACTTAGTTATCAAGTGTTTTGAGTTAAAGAATCCAGCAATTAAAAAGTTGGATGACTACTTCACCTCTAGCTCGTTAGATCTATGGTATATATAGAAGATATTACAGATATGGTTGAAAAGGATCTAGATGATTTTTATAGTGATCGTGACCGATTTAAAGGTATGCGAATGCTGGTAGATTTCAACGCATCAGAATACGAACATGATGTACCGAAGCTTGATCTTGGAAAACCAAAATTTAAGAAGAAGTTAAAGGCTAGTAAGTTCATTAAAGGTAATAAGGGTTCGTTGTTTTAAACAAGATTAGATGTCGAATAAAGAAAAGATTTTAGCACTTGATGGAAAACTAAGTGAACAAAGAAAGGAATGGACCTTAAAAATCCAAGATCTTTCTAAGTCGCTTCGTTATATCAACGGTATGGAGGACACTATTGCAATGGTGCTCTCTAACCGCCAAATTATCATTGATCAGATTGCTTACATAAACATGAAGATCAAGGAACAAGAAAGAAGGATAAATGATAGGTACCGAGAAAAATATCTTGAGTACTATAATTTTGACTATAAATTAAGTGAGAAGCAAAAAGACCGTTTTATCGAAGCTGACCTAGCTGATGAAAACATAATGCTCTCACATTTACAGAACCAATTAGACTTCTTTAAAGAATCGGTAAAGACCCTAGATAACATGGGATTTGCCATCCGAAACAGACTTGCATTAAAAGATCTGTAAGGCAAATAAAAAAACTGTGCCTATGAATGGAGCTCAGTTTAACAGAGAATAAACAACTACTTAGAGTTGATGATGCTACTTCATTAGAGCTTGAACAGTTGAATATATCCTTGACCAAGAGAATAGAATCGTGGAGATTCAACCCTTTGGTCAAGAAAGGGGTATGGGACGGCTACATTACCTATATCAAGGACGATAAGTGGATTCCTGCAGGTCTTTGGAAAGAGGTGATGGACGTCTGTAAAGAGTACAGGTTCGAGCTAAAGATTAATGGCATTAGTGAATTATTTGACCGTGAAATTAATCCAGAATCATTTCAAAGTTGGGTAGAAGACTTCTTTGAAGATTCAGACATTACACCTCGTGACTATCAAGTCGAGGCTGCATATAACATTTTAAAGTTTAGAAAGTGTCTCTCAGAGCTTGCAACATCTGCTGGTAAGACACTGATATCATTCTTAACAGTTGCATATATTTTAGAGAAACAAAAGGCTGAAAAGATCCTGTTTATTGTACCAAACGTTTCACTTGTAATTCAAGCAAGTGAAGATTTTGCAGATTATAACTATCGAAACCAGGTAAACATAAAGATTCAGCAAATTTATAGCGGTCAAAAGATCAGAGCTGGTAGAAACGTAGTGATTGGTACCTATCAATCATTAATTAAGAAGAAAGCCGAATACTTTGACCAATTTGATGCTGTGATTATTGATGAAACACATAAGGCAAAATCACAGTCAATTAAAACGATCCTATCGAAGTGTAAAAATGCCGACTATCGATATGGCCTTTCTGGTACTATACCAAAGTCTGGAACCCTGGATCGACTAACACTAATGGCCTATACTGGTCCACTAATTACCGAAGTAAGTGCAAATTTCCTTCAGAATGAAGGTTATATTGCAAACTGTCGAGTAAAAGTTATTGAGATGGACTACGCAACCGAAGGCGCAAAGAACGCGTTTAAGGAAATGGCATTTAATAAATATGAAAGCAAAGACGTATTTAAATTTGAACAAAATTATATCATCAATTCGCCAGGCCGCCTCAACTTCATTTGTAACATTATTTCCAGAGTACGAGGTAATTCCCTTGTACTTTTCCATCGCATTGAGCATGGTAAGAAGATATATGAAAAGCTTAGACAGGAAAGTGATAAGACAATCTATTATGTTGATGGTGGAACTGACAAGGACATACGCGAAGAATACAAAAAGAAAATGGAAGCCGGTAATGAAGTTGTTATTGTCGCATCGTATGGTACCTTCTCGACTGGTATCTCGATCAAGAAAATCCACAACATCTTCTTTACTGAATCGTTTAAGAGTGAGGTAATTATTCGTCAATCGATTGGCCGTGGATTGAGACAACATGAATCGAAGGACAGTGTTACAATCATTGATTTTGTGGACGATATTAGTTCGCCAGACTGGGACAACTATCTTATTCGACATGCAAAGGCCAGACAAAAAATTTACAGAGAACAAAAGTTCAAATATGACATCAAAAAGGTTAAATTTGATGGAGATATATAAAAGGTATGTTAATCAAAAAATAAGATATTACAAATGGCTAAATTACATTCATTTGAAGACTACGCAAAAATAAGACAAGAGCAAGTTTCAGCTGAAATTGAAGCACAAAAAGAAGCTGCTAGAGAAGAAACAGTAAGAAGTTTTAAAGATCTTCTTGCAGAGTATGGTGTTACTAAGGTTTCAGAATTAGATGAAGATCAAAGAGAAGAATTCTTTGGTAAACTAGACGGAACTGATCTAAATGAATCACTATCTCTTGTAACAGAAGGTACTCGTTCTTTCTTTGGTAAAATAAGCAAGAAGTCAGGAGACATCGAAGCAGTGTATATGCACTACGATGGTTACCCAGAAAATATGTTACCCCTAATCCAAAAGGGTTATAGTGGTGCTAAGAAAAAGAACATTGATGTAGTTCTACAAAATGGTGCAGGATCTGGACTAGAAGCTGACCCAAAGAAAATTAACTATTATAATGACGGAAATGAGCCATTAACTGGTAACATTGGTTCAATTAGAGATTTTATCAGCGATGCAAAACAATCGTGGGCAGAATTTATTTACCTATACGATGAGAGAGATGGTAAATGGTATATGGCTGATACTTATGAAGATGATAATATGGTTCCAGCTTTTGAAGCATTTATCGGTGAAGCAGTTGTAGTTACTGGTAAGAGAGATGCTAAAAGAGTTATGACAACATACGTTAAATTCTTTGAGAAATATCCAGCTTTAAGTAAAAAGGCTATAGGTGTTCCAGTTAAACATCATGTCGGTGCTGTTAGAGAATTATATGCAGAAGCAATGATTGACGCTAACTTTTCTAGAGAGCTCCCAGCAACTAAAAGAGCAATTCCTGGCGTAGTTTACTCAATCGATGTCAAGGTTGCAGAATTAAATAATGCATCTATTAGAATTTCAGCAGGTAAATTAATGGATATCTGTGCAGCAAACGGTAGTATTATATCAGGTGCAGCTAAATTCTCAGGTATAGCAATTGTTGAAGGTACTGCAATGTACTTAGATTCAATTGGATATACTAAAGAAGCTGAAGATTTAATGGCTAGATTCAACAAAGCTTTTAATGAATCTGCTCAAACAATGGAAGAAAGAATTGCTGAAGGTAATGCATTTGGTTCCGCAAGAGCAAAGGCAATTGCTGCAGGTAAAAGCGAATTTGAAGTTGATGGTAAAACATACAAACTTAAAGGAGTAGATGCTGATGATAAAGAGAATGCTGAAGAGTTTGCAAATGAGTCTGAAATCAATGGAGAACATACAAATCCAGCTGGTTATCCATCTCCATCCGGAGACTCTGAAGATGTTGAAGAAACTGAAAGAGAAGAGGTTGAAGTAATGGGAGAGGCTAAAGTTACTGAAGCTGAAGTAAAATCAGATGATGAATTTAAAGAGTATGCATTCACAGTACTTCAAAAAGCATTTGGTGAAGACTTTGATGATGCTAAAGCACAAGAAGTAGTTGATGGTATTCTTTCAAAATCTGATGGAGACTATGGAGCTGCTGTTGGTATGCTAACATCATCTTTAGGATAAAAAATTAAAAAAAGTTTGGCCTAGATTTTTCTATGTCAAACTTTTTAATTATATTTGTAACTGAATGAAATTATTACTATCATATAGCGACTTTTTAGTTGAAAAGGCAAACCAAGACCTAAATGAGTGGAGAGATTCTCAACTTGTTATGGAAGGAGGTGCTGCTGGTCATATGTCACACCCGTTTGATGATAAATCTCTTACGTTTGGCGACTTTAAAAAACTAATCGAGGCAGGTCTTAAAGGAGAACTTAACTTCGAAGAAGAAGCAACTGAAAAGACGGATGGTCAAAACGTATTTGCAACCATCCAGGATGGAGAGGTAAAGTTTGCACGTAATAAAACTGAGCTTAAGAATCCAATGTCACTGCAAGACTTTAAGAAAAAGTTTGAAGGTCATCCTAGTAAACTTGTTCAGGACACTTTCCAATTAGCTGCAGAGGATTTAGCGTCTCAACTAATTAAAATCTCACCAAAAGATCAAGAGAATTTCGATAATGGTAAGAACTTCATGAATATGGAGTTAATCTACTCAAAGAACCCAAACGTTATTCACTATGACCGTGATGTAATACAGTTCCACGGCATTAAGATAACTGACGGTGAGGGTAATATCATTGGTGAAGACACAAAGCCAGCTAAGAGCATCGCAAGTGCTCTCGATAAAGTAGAGGCTACTATTGGTAAAACATTTACATTCATTCCACCTCAAATTGTAAAACTTGGTAAAGATTTAGATTTTGAAGCTAATAAAGACAAGTTTATTAAAAAGGTAGAAGACCTACGTAAACAATATAACTTAACAGATGCTGATGAGGTTTCTCGTTACCATGAAATGTGGTGGAGAGAGCAAATTGAATCTGTATTTGGAGATCTTCCACAAGACATTAAAGAGGGCCTACTATTAAGATGGGCATACGATGATAAGAAATCTCTAAACATGAGAAGTCTTGCTAAAACTATTACGCCAAAACAGGCAGATGCAGTTAAGCAATTCGATAAGAATGATGTTAAGAAGAAATATAAAGAAAACATTAGACCGTTTGAAGATCTTTTCTTAGAACTAGGAAGTGTTATTCTTAAAAATGCTTCTAATTTTGTTGCAGCTAATCCAAGTGCAGAAATGCAAAGGCTACATAAAGAGCTTAGAGATGAAGCAGCTAAGATTAAAAAAGGAGGTAATATCGATCAAATCTCGAAGGTTGAAGCTGAATTAGCAAGACTTGACCGTATTGGAGGCATTGAGTCTATTATTCCAACTGAAGGTATTGTATTTACATATAAGGGCAAAATTTATAAATTAACAGGTACCTTTGCTGCAATTAACCAGCTAATGGGTATTATAAAATTTGGAAGGTAACATGAAACATGTAAAATTATTTGAAGGATTTCTTAGTGAAAGAAAGGCTAGTCATTATATGGCTGAACTAGTTGACATACTATCAAACCCAGATTCAATGGAAATGATGCCAGAAGAATTTGTAGACTATCTTGTATCAAACTATGCAGTTGATGCCGATACAGCAGGAGACATTTTCGATATGTATTGGTCTCTAGGAGCTAAAGACAGATTTCATTACAATGATGATCAATGGATTAAGTTCCTTAATAAATTAGGAGTTAAGTAATCATGAAACACGTAAAACTATTTGAACAGTTTCTAAACGAAGCTTCAGTTTTAGATCGTAACTCAATGATGGGTTGGATCACAGCATATATTGACGGACCTAGAACAATGGTACGATGCAGGCACAGTAATGATCTGGCCAGCTTAATTTAAATTATTATGGCGCTACAAAACTTAAAGACATATTATAGCGAGTCAAATACTAATGACTTTCAAGCGATGCTTAAACTTCCATGTGTTGTTACTGAGAAGTTACAAGCGTCGTCTTTTCATGTTCAATCAACAGTAGAAGGCTACAATTACTTCAAGAGTGGAAGTAAAAAGCCAATGAATGCAGTCGATAGAACAATCGTAAAATACTACGAATCGGCAATTAGCCACTTTGATTCAATCAGTGAAGATAACAAAGAGGAAATGCCAAAAGACTGGAAGTTTGGATTTGACTATATGATAGATTCAAAAACGGTAAATATCAAATACGATAGAATACCAAAGAACAACTTAATGTTAACACACATTCAAGTTTTAAATCCAGCAGATCATTCTCTTATTAAAAAGGTAATTAGAGACCCAAAGATTCTTAATAAATGGGCTGATGTACTAGAGGTACAAAGACCACAGGTTCTATTTAGTGGAAGTTTAAATGAGTTCCAAAGAGAACAACTTTCTGAATTAATGGCTCTATCAGATGCTGAGTATGTTAAAGTATTTGAAGATATTACATTCTCAAGAAAAATGTACAATATCTTTAACCCAGCAATGAACTCAACTGCGTTAAATGAGGGTCTTGATGGAACTATTGATTCAATTGTGATTAACTTTTTTGATTCTACTTCAGTTAAGAACTTTAAGATTTGTGAAGATGTTGTAATCAAGAAAGAAGAAAGAGAACCATCTCATATGTACCAGCTTTCACTTCTAGATCTAGTTGAATATTTTACAACATATGATATTGAAAGCATCGAATTAAACGAAGAGAAAGCAGATCAAAGATACATTGAATTAATTTCTAAACTATTCAATGCATATGTTTCAGAAAACGCTACCAAATATGTTGGAGTAACATTTGATTCAGCTGATTTTGCTTCTTCTCCAGAATTTAAACTTAACACTAAGTTTATTAAGAACGAGAAGACAATTGAGTATGTTTCAAATGAGGTTCTCGAGGAACTATATAAAATAGCGCTTGGCTCTTTTAGAAAAAGAAGGGTTAAAGAAACACAGATCATTAATGCTGATCTAATGAGACAGATCAACGAGATTGTCGATAAGATCGATAATTCGATTATGGCAAAAAGCAATGAAGCATCGGTTATGACATTCAAAACGTATTTACAAAACCAAGGACTAAAACACCAGGAGAGCCCAATTACTGAAGCTCTTAATGTTAAATATCCTGAACAACAGAAGCTAGTTAATATGTTTGTTGGTAGATTCCAACCATTTACACTAGGACATGCAAAGGTATTAGAAACGATCCATAAGCAAAATGGACATCCAGTTGTAATCTTCCTAATTAAGTCTAAAACTAAGAAGAAAGAAGATGCATTCTCTAGACCTTATGATGAGGACACTCAAATTGAAATGCTAAATAAGTTAAAGTCAAAATATCCAATCGAAAAGGTTTATGTACTACCAACCGCAGGCATCGACCATCTATTTAATGCAATGAGAGCAGATGGATATGAGCCTGTACTATGGGGTACTGGAACTGATAGACTTAAAACATATTCGCATCAAGTCGATAAACCAGTTTATAGAGAAGATTTAGGTGTTAGAACTGATTTTGGTCTATTCGAAATTCCAAGAACTGGTAAAAACATTTCAGCAACTCAGGTTAGAAATGCGATGTTAGCTGGAGATGAGAAACTATTTAAGAAGTTAACCCCAAGCGAAATCCATGGAATGTATGATGAACTAAAGGCTAAGCTAGAAAAGTCGATGGCTGCTAATGAAGCATCACTACTGACGTTCAACGAGTTTATTAAGAATATATAAAAAAACAAATTTTATAAAAAATGTCAAATTTTAACGACTTTATTAACAACTTAGACGAGTCTAGAAAGATTACTCTAAAGAGAAGATATACTGAAAACCATCCGGCAATTGAGGCTGGAAAGGTTGCAAGAGTCAGAAATAAAATGCTAGAAGCTATTGCTGATGGTAAGATTACTCAAGAAGAATTCAATGCAATCTTAAAAGAGTTTTCTACAGATTCTGGAAAATGGATGCGTAGAAACGCAAAATACTTCTCGGTATCTGAAGATGGTATTTCACTTTCAACCTTTGGTAAAAGAGCACTTTCATCAGTTACAGTAAATGAAAGCGAAGAAATTCTATTCGAAGCAACCGTCGAAATGGACGCAATGGATCCAGATAACAAAGACTTCTTAAAGTTCTTAAAGAAGCATAGAGTTAAGATTATTAATAAAGAAATGGAAGGTCCAGGTGGTGGAACTCCAGTTATTACAATGCAAGGTAAAAGAAAGGATCTTGAGGCAGTATTAGCAGACGAAGAGTTTGGTTGGGCTGATCTAGATCTAGCAGAATATATTGAAGAATCAGTAGTTACTGAAAACTATGAAGTGATCTATAGCGATGGTGTAAGTGCTATGAAAAAATTCAGAAGTGAAAAACAAGCTCTTGACTTCATGAAGCAAACCATTGCTTCTAACAAGAAATTAAGAGATATAGCAGTCTACAAACCGGGTATGCATTCAACTACTCAAACTGAATTAGTTGTTAAATTCTGGGGAGATGGTTCTTATTTAGATAATGTTTCTAAGAAGGATCCAGAATTAGCTGCTAAGAAATTAGAAGAATCAGTAGATGCTGATCATGTTGAAGAGGGTAGAGCATTTGTTGCAGCTGCTAGAAAGGCAAAAGATGAAGGCAAGGAAGAATTTGAATATGATGGCAAAACTTACCCAGTAACTATCAAAGAAGAAACAGAAACAGAAGATATAAAAATGGAAAACAAAAGAATGTTTGAATCATTTACTAATTTTGTAAATAATTTATCAGTGAACGAAGATGTATTCGCTGATTTAGAAGCTGCTATTTCAGACATGGACTTTGATGCATATCAAAACCTAGCATTTGAATTTGGAGTAGACGATGGAGATCCAAACCAAATGATGGATTTTATTTACAATGAGCTTGACAAGAAGGGAGCTAAACTACTAATTAAGAACATTAATAAAGGAGTTTATGAATCTGTAGTTAACGAGGCATTTAGTTCAATGAAACTACAGTCAATCTTAACAAGTGCAGGTTCTATGCCAAAAGATTTTGCTAAGGCTTTTTACCAAATGGCTAAAATCCAATTAGATAAAGTTCAAGATGTTGATATTATCGAAATAGATCCAGAGCAGGCTAGAAAAGAAAAGAGAAAAAGCGCAGTATACCTATACTTCACAACAAATGAAAAACCAAACCCATATGCTGGTAGAAATTCTTGGGGAGTTACAACAATTCCAGGAAACACACTGCTTGGAGCAACTAATGGTTCAAACGAATGGCTAGCTACAGATTACGCAAGATCTTGGGGATCTGATAGAACAAAGACGTTATCTAAAACTAAGAGAAATGACGGATCTGGTTTCGGAAAAAGTGCAGCTAATGATACTTGGGGTTCAGGTATTTCAAGTCTATCTAAAGTTGCTGAACTTGCTGATAGAGCATACGTTCTAGACTTAGATATTTTAAGAGCAAGATATTCATCAACCGCAAAAAGAGATGAAAGAACCGCTGCTAAAAAAGGAGCAACTGCGTTCCAGAGTGATAAGGACTTCAAGAAACAAAATCTTGACAGATACCATACTATTTTAGCAGACAGAGCAGCTTCAATGCCAGTAGACAAAGAGGTTCTAAAAGCAATTGATGTAGTTACCTCTCAAATTAAAGATGGTTTAGCTACTGGTGAAAAAGGAAAGTATGGAGACGTTATTATTGGAAAGGATCCTAAAGGCCGCGAGGTTAAACTAAGAGATGCTTCTAACGTAATGCAAAATCTTCTTGATGACTTTAACAGATATGTAGATTACACTGAGCAAGCAAAGCGTGAGGAAGAGGCAGGTTATGGTAGCGATTACTATGCAAGAGAAGTGAAGAACTATGCTAAGTCAATTAAAGACAGAATCTCTAAGATTGAAAAAATGGATTACGTTTGGTAATCAAAAATAAAATAAAACGATGAAACACGTACAATTATTTGAGCAGTTCGTAGATGGAACAAACTCAACAGTTAATGAAAATAAATACGCTAAAGCTGGCAAATTAGGTTATAATGACCAATTCTTAGGAAGAAAATCTCTTTCTAAAACTTTAGCAGTAGACTTAGGTTTAAATCCAAACCACGAGTTTGGCGGTGGAGACTGGTTAGGTTTTGACTATGTATCACTTTATGCAACAGGTGGTAAAAAAGCAGGAACTATCTTAGATGACGCTTTAACAGGAAAGTACACTTACGACGAGTTAAAGGCTGCAGCTGCAGAATTCTTAGGACTATAATAAGTTATGCCAAGTACATCTAAATCGCAACAAAGACTAATGGGAGTCGCATATGCTGTTAAATCTGGCGATATGCAAATCTCTGATGTTGATATGACATATAGAGATAAGGTAAAAGATCTTGTTGATGGTATGACACTCAAACAATTAAAAGATTTTGCAGAAACTAAGCACGAAGGATTACCAGAAGTTGCAGAAAATATCACACCTGCTAACATCGGTGGAATGGGGCCAGTCATGCTCCCAACTTCATCAACAAATGGCTCTGGTGATGTTCCTGCAGGTCAAGGTGATGCGAAGCAAGAATATAAAAAGAAACGTAAAAAGATGAAATACGTAAAAACATTTGAATCTTTCTCTTCAGTCAATGAAGAGTATATTGAACTTCCAAGTCTTGATGTACCTTCAACTGACCTAATCGAAGCATTTAAAGAGTGGTATAAAGATACTGCTGACAATTGGGAAGAATTCAAAAACGACATGGCAGAAGATTCAGTTGATGAAGCTGCTAAGAATGCTCAAATGGAAATCTTAGCCTACCTTTCTAACGAGATGAATAACATTATTAGAGATAGAAAGTTTAAGGTTAGAATGGACCTTAAATAAAGAAACTAATTATGAAACACATAAAATTATTCGAACAGTTTATCAACGAATCTCATTTTACTGCAGGCGACAGCGTAGAATGTATTGATAGCGGAATGATCGGATCAGTTATTGGATCTACTGGAAATGGTGATGAAGAAATCTATATTGTCTCTATTAATGGAGAAACTAAAGAGTATTCACCAGAAGAGCTAACACTGGTAGAGTCAGTACTTAATGAAATGGACTCAGAAGCTGCTTTACTTTTAGCAGATGAGGTTAGTGGTGAAGTATACACTGCAAAACTAAAAGGCAAATCAGCTACTATTAAAGCAACGACGACAACTAAAACTTGGGATGATGGTGTTCCAGTTCTAAAAGATTTAGCTAGAGGCAGTGCAAAGTCAGTCAAGTTTGAACTATATCAAAGACCTTTTAAAGTGATTCATGACGTAGCTCACGATTGGTTCTACTTTACAGATGGTGGAAAATGGTATGGTCTGCATAGTAATGATGGCTATTATGAACCAAGTGATTTACCATTTGAAATGACACTTGATTAATTCACATTATTTAAAATAATTTAAGCCGAGATTTTTTAGTCTCGGCTTTTTTGTTTATATTAGCTTAGGAAACAAGCGTGAACCTTCACATATAAGTAATGTACCCCTTGCCACAAATTACAAAGCTACTCATATGGTAATCTCATATTTAGAGGCAAAGTGAGAAACTTCTCAAAAATCGGGTATATAAACAACATAACTTTAAAAATAAGCGAATGCTATTAGATATAGAACAAAAAGACCAAGAAATCATCGTCTCATATTACGATAAAGAAGGTAAAGTAGCATTTAAAAGATATCCAATCTCTCAGTTTGAAAACTGGGTAGTCACTGAAGAAAAAGATAAGTGGAAAGACGGAACATTTAGAAACTGGGACGGTCGACCAATTAAAAGACAACGTGCCCGTAACTTCAACAAGTTCTCATTAGTGTATTTTATGGACTCTCTTCCTGAAAAAGATCAGGAAGAAATCTTTGCATTTAATATGCCAAAGACCTACTTTGTCGATATTGAGACTGAGATTGTTGATGGTTTCCCAAAAGCAGAAGAGGCAAAGAGTAGAATTCTTACCTTTTCGATTATCACACCTGATCGTAAGGCAATTGTGCTAGGTCTTGATGATTTATCTAGCGAACAAATTAAGAAGATTGAAGATGACACACTGAAACACTTCAAGAAATACGATCAAGATTGGGAATTCAGTTACTATAAATTTAAGGACGAATACAATATGCTGTACACGTTCTTACATAAATTTATGCCAAAGTTCCCAATGATGACAGGTTGGAACTTTATTAACTATGACTGGCAATATATTGTTAATCGATGTAGGCGTTTACAAATTGACCTGACTGAAGTTGCGATCACTGGAGAACTTGATAAGACTGACTCAAGACCCCTACATATGGGTATTCTTGATTATATGCAACTTTATGATAAGTATGACCGAAGTGTAAAAGTAAAAGAGTCAAATAAACTTGACTTTGTTGCTGGGCAGGTTCTTGACGTTGCAAAGATCAAGTATACGGGTGGTCTACAAGATTTATATGAGAATGACTTCCAAAAATACGTATTCTATAATGTAGTCGATTCTATTTTGGTATACTATATTGACCAAAAGCTAAAATCGATGGAAGTAATTATGACATTGGCAACTATTACAAAAATGCCATTGTATAAAGCAGCTTCTCCAGTTGCTGTAACCGAAGCATTGATGGCCCGTAAAATGGCTGAAATGAATCGTAAAATTGGAGTTGACTATAATCAAGAGGATAACAAAAAAGACGGCAAGTACGCAGGTGCATTTGTAAAACAACCATTAGTTGGTTACTATTCTGGTGTAAGTGCATTTGACTTTGCGTCACTATATCCTTCAGTAATGAGACAATTTAACATCTCACCAGATGCTTACGTTGACCTTATTCCAGAGAATGAAATTGAAGAGCGTCGTAAAAACATAGATGAAATTGTTTGTGAAAATGGTGTAGTATATAAGAAAGAAGATTCGATCTTGAAAAAGATTCTTAGCGATTTATACGCACAGAGGAAACAATATAAGTCTATATCATATGATTATTATGAAAAGGCTCATGAACTTAAAAAAATATTTAAGTAACCAGGACCCAAACTTGTTGGATAGCAGAATATATAAACAACTAGCTGGTAAAATCCAACAATCAAAAGGTCTAATTCACTTTAGACCTTTTTTAGTCTAAAAAATAAGGTAATATTAGAATATGTCACTATTTGAAGAACGAATTGAATTTAAACCATTTGAGTACCCGGTATACTACACCGAAGGTTGGCTCAAACAAGCACAAGCATTTTGGTTACACACTGAAATCTCAATGCAAGGAGATGTTAAAGATTGGAATGAAAGATTAGAAGAACACGAAAAGAATTTAGTAGGAAATATATTATTAGGATTTGCTCAAACAGAATGTGCAGTTTCAGATTACTGGACTGGTATGGTTACTAACTGGTTTCCAAAGCATGAAATTAAGCAAATGGCAATGATGTTTGGTTCACAAGAAACCATTCACGCAACGGCATATTCATACCTAAATGAAACACTAGGATTAGAAGACTTTACAGCGTTTCTACATGAACCAGCAACTGCTGATAAATTTGAACACTTAACTTCAGTTGAAGCTGATTGGTCTTATGAAGATTTAGCATCAAGTTCAGAAGCTAGAAAGCAGGTAGCTAGATCACTGGCAATCTTCTCTGCTTTTGCCGAAGGAGTTTCACTATATTCATCATTTGCAGTTTTATATTCATTCCAGATGCGTAACCTTCTTAAGGGGATTGGTCAGCAAATGAAATGGTCAGTTCGTGATGAATCACTACACAGCAGAATGGGATGTCAATTATTCCGTCATATGTGTGAAGAATATACTGAACTAAAAGAAGAGGTAAGGGACGATGTTGTACGTGCTGCTGAATTAATGGTCGAAATGGAACATAACTTTATTAATAAAATGTTTGAAATGGGAGACCTTGAAAACATGAAGGCAGAAGACCTTAAACATTTTATCGTTAAAAGAGCAAATGAAAAGATTGCTGAACTAGGTTACAGTGATGGACCATTTATGAAGTACGATGAAGATAAAGCATCTGAACTTGATTGGTTCTACCACTTAACTGGAGGAACAACACACACTGACTTTTTTGCAATTAGACCGACTGATTACTCAAAAGCAGGAGAAGACGAAAACTGGGACGAAGACGATATCTTTTAATCCCCAACACTATTTAAATGATTAACTTTTTTAAAAATAATGACAAGAAAATGAGCGAAGACGCCAATGGTATTAATCATGGTGAAGCTTTAGGCTGGGAACTCGGAGTAGATTTTCCAACATGGGCTAACACTGAAATCTATGTAAAGACAATTAGCAACGGTTACCTTTTAGAGGGTGAAACTCCAAAGGATGCATATTGGAGAGTTGCAACAACTGTAGCAAAAAGGTTACAAAAACCTGAAATGGCTAGCAAATTCTTTGACTATATCTGGAAGGGCTGGTTAAATCTTGCTTCTCCAGTACTTTCAAATACTGGAACTGAGCGTGGTTTACCAATCTCTTGTTTTGGTATTGATGTTGCTGATTCAATTCATGATATTGGCTCAAAGAATCTAGAAATGATGCTACTTGCAAAACATGGAGGCGGTGTTGGTATTGGAATTAATCAAATTAGACCAGCAGGTGCTAAGATTCAAGGTAATGGTACAAGTGATGGTGTAGTTCCATTCTGTAAAATTTACGATTCAACGATCCTAGCGACTAATCAAGGTTCTGTTCGTAGAGGTGCAGCTTCAGTAAACATTGACATTGAACACAAAGATTTCTGGGAATGGCTAGAAATTCGTGAGCCAAAGGGAGACGTAAACAGACAGTCTCTTAATCTTCACCAATGTGTTATTGTTCCTGATGGTTTTATGGACAAAATCAAACAGGGAGACAAAGAGGCACGTAAAAGATGGGCAGCTCTATTAAGAAAGCGTAGAGCAACTGGAGAACCATACATTATGTTTAAAGGTAATGTAAATAATGCCAATCCAGATGCTTACAAAAACAATGGTCTTAAAGTTTACATGACCAATATCTGTTCTGAGATTGCACTACACACCGATGAAAATCATTCATTCGTATGTTGTCTAAGTTCATTAAACCTTACAAGGTATGATGAGTGGAGAGACACTGATCTTATTTACACAGCTACTTGGTTCTTAGATGGCGTTCTTGAAGAATTTATCCAGAAGGCAAAATACATGCGTGGATTTGAGAACTCTATTCGCTCAGCAGAAAAGGGAAGAGCACTAGGACTTGGAGTTCTAGGATGGCACACTTACCTACAAGACAGAAACATTCCTTTTGAAGGACTAGCCGCACAATTTGAAACTCGTAAGATTTTTAGTGAGTTAAAGACCGAAAGCGAGAAAGCAAGTCGTGATATGGCGAAAGAGTATGGTGAACCTCTATGGTGTGTTGGTACTGGAATGCGTAACACTCACCTTAGAGCCGTAGCTCCTACTGTTTCTAATAGTAAACTAAGTGGTAACGTTTCTCCAGGTATTGAACCATGGGCAGCAAACGTATTTACTGAACAAACTGCAAAAGGAACATTTATCCGCAAGAACCCTACTCTTGAGACGGCACTTGAAGCAATTCGTAAAAACACAAAAGATACATGGGATAAGATCCTAGAAGACGGTGGAAGTGTTCAAGGAATTGACTGGATGGATAACTACTATGTACATCATGGAGAATTAGAGGGCATTCCAATCAATAAAGATGAATTGTCTGAAGAGGACATGAAAGATTTTATTCCGATGAAAGATGTTTATAGAACATTTAAGGAAATTAACCAAATGGAATTGGTACGTCAAGCTGGAGTTAGACAACAATATGTTGACCAGGCAGTTTCATTAAACCTAGCGTTCCCAAATACAGCGGATCCTAAGTTTATTAACCAAGTTCACCTTGAAGCGTACGATCAAGGTATAAAGACACTCTATTACATGAGAACGGAGAGCGTTCTACGAGGAGACATTGCAACCAGAGCAACGGATCCAGATTGTTTATCATGTGATGGATAAAGACGGTGAGGTTTGAAGACCTCGTCTTAGGACCGTTACATCGTTAACGGATTTTAGCCAGGGAATTCGCTACTCCCTGGCTTTTTTATGTGAAACAGTTTGGCTAGCCCTCATATAATAATCAAATTCTTTAAACAAATAAAAAAATATGAAACTAGTAATTGATCGAGTTGACCAACACGCTTTGACTGATTTTATCAATCGTGTGAAGTTAATTGATTCTTTCATCTATTTGAAGATGGACGAGAATCGCATTACTTCTGCAGTTTATCTTCCACAAAGAGATGCTGTGAAGTACCACGCAGTTAACACTGACACAATCTTTAAGCTTTCATCAGTTCCGAAAACTGATAAACCAATAAAGATTGCATTCTTTGACGGTGCTAAAGTTATTGATGCTATTAAGCACTTCGATGCTGATGCAATTAAAGGTGAAATTCAGTTCATTGAAAACGATGAAGACATGGTTGCTTCAACACTTCGTCTATTCAATGATGAACTTGAAATCACATTGTCTTGTTCTGAACCATCTCTTGGTTTTAAAGATCTTACTCAAGAGCAAATTGAAGGTATCTTCTCGAAAGATGGTAGTGAATTTAACTTTGAATTGGACACTTATTCAATTGGTAAAGTTAAGAACCTATTTAGTCTTGATAAAGACGAAACATTTGCAATCAATGCAAACGCTAAAGGCGTAAATGTTAAAGGTAAATCATTCAACGTTGTAATCAACCCAGAGAGCAATGGCAAAGGTGAAGTTACAGTATACAAGAAGTATTTGAACTTGCTTGACAAAGAAGAGCAAACAGTTTACATTTCTTCTTCAAAAGTTGTATTCGCATCAAAAGACAGCGAAACACTTCTAACTGTATCAACCTGCCAAAACGCTTAATATGAACATAGAAGAGTTAAAGAATAAACCAACCGATCAATTAAGTAAAAGTGAAGCGGAGTTCCTCATAAACTATTATGAGGAACTTTCCGCTAAGTACACTGCTTATGAACAGGCGGTAAAGGTAACTTTGAACTCGATCTATGGTGCATTTGGTAACAAGTGGTTTCACTTCTTCAATATTGATATTGCAGAATCTATCACATTACAAGGTCAAAATGCGATCCTGTATTCTGAAAGTATTCTAAACAAGTACTTTCAAGAGTTCTTTCATAAGGATACGATGGTTCATGAACACTTCAATATTAAGGTAAAACACCAGCTTGAACGACCATCAGTAATCTATATCGATACTGATTCTTGTTATGTTCAGTTTGAAGAAATGTACAATTCAATTGAGTGGTTAGGAGAACCTCTTTCAATCGATACATTTATCATTGAGATTTATGCCCTTAGACTAAAGGACTATATCATTAAAGCAATGGAAAAGTATGCAGAAAAGAGAAACACTGACAACTTCTTGGTATTTGAACTTGAAACTGTAGCATATGGTGGTATTTGGATGAGTAAGAAAAAGTACATTCAAAATATTGCATGGGATGATAAACTTGAATCAACCGATCGTCACCCTTCATTAAAGAAGATTAAGACAATCGGATTCGATACTATTCAGTCATCTACACCAACTTTTGTTAGAGGTAAATTAAATGAAGCTCTTAAAATCCTATTTAAGAAGCATGAGAAACCAACAGCAGAAGATCTACAAGAACTTGTTACTTTCATGAAGCAAACGAAGAAAGAATTCAAACTTGCAGATATTGACGATATTGCGTTCAATAAGAGAACTAATAATATTGAAAAGTATATCGTTGATGACCAAATTGAACTTCAGTTTGGATCGAAATGTCCACCGAATGTAAAAGCGGCAGGATTCTACAATTACTTATTGAACAACAATAAAAAATATAAAAACAAGTATAAACTAATTGGTAACGGGGAGAAGTTAAGAATCTATCATGTGAAAGGTAATATAAGTGATATGTTCGCATATATGCCAAGTGAACATCCTTATGAGTTTGCTCCACCTGTAGATTATGACACTCAATTTGAAAAGTCGATGATTGATCCACTTAATCGTGTACTAAAAGCAATTGGACTTCAGACTCTTGATACTAATCTAATTTATGCTTCAGCATTATTTTAATTATGGACTTAGAACAGCAAATTATCGACCTACACAAGCAATATCCAAACGATATGGAGCTTGGAGAACAAGTAAGAATAATGGCTTGGTCATTAATGAAGAAAGAAAATGACCCAAACCAACTAAGCCTCTGGAGTGAAGAGGAACTCGATGCTTTAGGGAATGCTTGATTATAATCAACTTTCAGAAGAGCAAAAACAAATCGTACGAGAATATCAAGCGATTCACTCACGGCTGCATGAACTTGAGGAACAAATGGAAACCTTAAGTGCTGAAGCCAAACAATTGATAGGACAGCTAGAAGCTCTCCGAGAAAAAGATAAAAAAATTAATAACAATGGCGAAAAGTAAACAATTTAGCTTTGATGACATTAATGCTGAGCTAGCAAACTTGAATCCACTTGGATCAGTTATGTCAAACTCTAGTTTTAGTGATGTTACTGAGTGGATTGACACAGGTAATTATCACCTTAATGCATGTGTTTCAGGTTCTCTATTTGGTGGATGGCCAAACAACAGATCATGTTCGATTGCAGGACCTTCTGGTACAGGTAAAACCTATCTGATCCTAAACTCTATTCGTAGAGCAATCGATATGGGCTACAACATTATCTTCTATGATTCAGAAGCAGCAGTTGATAAAACCCTTATGAAAAAGTTTGGTATTGATACTGATAAAGTAAACTACCAACCGATTAATACGGTACAGGAGTTTAGATCTTCAGTAACTACAATTACGAAGAGAATGCAAGAGGCAAAGAGAGGCGGTGCAGAACTTCCAAAGATGATGATTATTCTTGATTCTGCTGGTAACCTTGCAACTCAAAAAGAGATTGATGATGCAGTTAGCGGTTCTGAAAAGAGTGATATGACGCGTTCAAAGATCTTGAAGTCAATCTTCCGTATCATTATGACACCAATGGCTGACCTTAAGATTCCATTCTTATTCACAAACCATACGTACCAGACACAAGACTTTATCTCTCGTCAGGTTGCAGGCGGTGGAACAGGACCAGAATATGCAGCTTCTATTGTACTATTCTTAGGAAAAGCACAACTTAAAGATTCTAGTGGTGAAAAAGCTGGTATTATCGTTAGCGCAAAACCAAATAAGAATCGTTTTGCTAAACCGCATCCAATCAAGTTCCACCTACATTTTAGCGAAGGAATGAACCGTTATGTGGGATTAGAACAATACATCGATTGGGAAGAGATCGGTATTGCAAAAGGTACAATTGAAAAAGGCGAAAAGATACCTAAAAAGACAGCACGTAATTGGATCTGTAAGCATCTTGATGAAACAGTACCAAACAATGAATTCTTTACTGAAAAAGTATTTACTCAAGAGGTCCTAGAAAAGATCGAGAAGAAGATTCACCCACTATTTAACTATAATACTGAGGTTGAATTTGATTTTGATGAGTTAATGGAGGAAACTGAAGACTAATTTCTTCTATAAGCTTAAATAATTTAGACCTATGCAATTCGGACAAGACTTCGAGAAAATATTCTTTAGAATCTCATTAGAGAAGCCTAAGTATCTTCAATCAATTAAAAGCGGTTACTATACCTCTGAAGAAATTGATATTTTGAGCTATCTTGCTAATAAGTTCTATGTTAAGTTTAAAGAGACTCCAGGAAAAGAGCAACTTAAACTTCTAGTACAAAATTACAAGAAGGCAAAAGAAAAGATTACTGACGGTATTCTTGATGTTATCTTTGATGTTGATCTTGCCCAATATGATGAAGAATGGCTTACCTCAACTGCAGAATCTTGGATTAAGTGGAGAACATTTGATACCACTCTGATTGATACAATCGAGTATATTAAGACAACACAGGTTACACCCGACAATGCGGATAGTATTATCCAAAAGGTAAAAGGGTTAATTAACGAGAGAAACAATATAACATTTAACTCAGACCTTGGTCTAGACTTCTTTAATCCAGAAGATCACGATCAAAAAGAAGCTGAAAAAGTTAGCTCTGGTTATAACTTCGTCGATCGAGTACTTGGCGGTGGTTATGATAAAGGTGGTAACCTAGTAGTTTATGCTGGAGAGCAAAACATTGGTAAATCAATCTACTTGGCAAATGATGCTGCAAGTTTTGTAAAAATGGGAGTTAACACTGTTGTAATTACAGCAGAAATGGCAGCTCACAAATTTGTAAAACGTATTGGTTCTAATCTTCTATCAATTAATATTAGTGAATATTCTGATAAGGCAAAACAAAAAGAGTACATACAACGTCGACTTGAAACAGTCGGTGATGGTTTTACTCCTCCAGGCCAGTTATTCATTAAGCAAATGCCAACATCACAAGCAACGGTTCTTGATATTGATGCATACATTACTCAACTTGAAGAAGAAAAGCAGATTAAGATTGGAGCAGTTGTAATTGACTACATTAACATCTTGGCAAACTATCGTAATCCAAACAGTGAGAACACTTACTTAAAGATTAAACAAATTGCAGAAGATTTAAGAGCAATGGGTCAACGTCATGATTGGTTAATTGTAACAGCAACTCAGATTACAAGAGGAGGTTATAATTCAAGTGACATCTCAATGGGAGATATTGCAGAATCAGCTGGTCTTTCACACACTGCCGATGTAATGTATGGTATTATTCAAGATGATTTAATGCGTGCAAGTGACGAATACTGGCTCAAAATCTTAAAGATGAGAGATGGTGAAGGAAAAGGAACAAAATGTAAACTAAACATTAACTGGAATTATATGCGTCTGGTAGAAACAGAAGATATAACAAACAGTAATCTACACGGAATATGATAGAAAGAGATAAAATATTTGACAATAATTTTGAATCACCAGACTTTGAGATTTTACCTAATTTCTCATTTGATTTGGACCCTTCTTGGAAAGACGATCGATCTGAAGAGGACAAGATTCATTATGATATGATCGCACGAGAAATACACAAGCTGGTTACGGCCTCTAGATTTAAGATCTTTAATGAAATCGACGACCACGGGAGAAGCGTAAAATTAAAAAAGGTTGAAATCAACGACGTATA